TATTATTCTTTTATCTTAGTTTAATTTATATAATAACTCGAAATGAGTTATTTTGTTGTAGTAGAAGATTGAAAAGATGTTAATAAAACAAGAAACCCAAGGCTGAACCCTGGGTTACTGATGTTCTGAGCGAGATACGGGAGTCGAACCCGCCTCACAGGCTTGGGAAGACTATCTAACATCTTAGTAACTCGCTGTTTCTGAGTGTTTTTGCTGCAATCAGTGATTACCTACTCACATATTACTCACAAAAATCGCGTTTTACTGCACTTTTGTGAGTACGTACACCATACCAATTCGGTCTGTTGCAAACTTCACTAAGTCGATTTCCGTTGCAGACATAAAGTAGGCCACATACATATCACTTCCGTCAAAGTACACAGGAGAAGTACCTGTTTCGACAGTTCCGTCCTGTTTGTATGTGGTATCAGCCTTCCATGTCTTGTAGCTTCCGAACGGCATTGTCATCGGTCTGTCCGCATCCCCATTGATTTCTACCGAGAAGTCTCCCTCTGTGCGAAGGATGCCGCCATCCAAGAATGAAATTGTATTTCCCTTCTGAATGGAGTAATGGTTTATCGGAATGGGGAAATCCTGAATCTTGCTCAGTTTCCACTTGCCGCTCATAACCTTGCTGGCATCAAACTTCTGTTCCTGTTTCTCATTGTCGTCATCATCGCTACTGCTGCATGATGTGAATGATGCTCCTGCAAGAAGTATCATTGCTGCTAATAATACCTTCTTCATAATCGTATATTTTATTATTTAACTTCTTCTAGTCCCGCATTGGTGTTGTTATGTAATGCGGCGCTCCACGTCCACCTGCTTTCTTTGCGGCGCATTGAGGGCAAAGCAACCCATAAGGTGTTATATAACCGAAGCTTCTGCCGTATCCGCATCGGTTACATATAAACTTGTGTCGAATCTTCCTACCTTCGCAAAGCTTGAACCTCGTAGTGTGCGAATTGGCTAACTCATGGCAAACCTTGGATGACATAGGATATAGTTTTGGTTGAAGTTTCACCCTTTTCTTATATTCGACTTTTGGTGCTTCGACATTTATTTCTGGTTGTTTTTGGTTTTGGGCCTTCCAACTCTTGTATGCGAATACTCGAATCATGTCTTCTGTCGCCCAGGGTAACGCTTCTTTCACCTCTTTATATACATCTATATATACTTTCATTATTATAATGCCTTTAATGAGCCAAGTACCTTGAAAACCTTGGTGATGGCTTCTTTCTTTATTTCCTGGTCTTCGTACTCCTCGTTGATTGCGTGGAGGGTGAAATGTTCATTGTCGGAACCCCTACGGATGACCTTTACAGTCCTTAGGTCGTTCTTCGTCATTATTGCATAAATCTCATTCATAGGCAAAAATTCTGTCCAGTCAGGTATGACCTTCAAGGAAATGATGTCTCCATTACTTATTAGAGGCTTCATACTGTCTCCCGAAGCTCTGCACCAGAAATCAGTTCTCTCGTAACCTGGGACAGATATGTACTTCGTAGGGGTGTTCGGTGTATCATTGTACATCTCACAGAACCCTAATGCAAAGTCAACATCGTAGAACGGCTTTGCATCTTTACCATGAATCGCTTGTCCGACAGACTTGTCGATAGCCATATTAACTAGGCTTCTATCATACATTCTTACATCATCATCATATCGGCTTCCTTCTCCTGTTTCTAACCAATTTCGACTTATCTCCAACGCTTCGCTGATCTTGAGGTAGTCTTTGGCAGTGAAAGGCGTACTTCCTTTAAGCTTTCTGCTTAGATTAGACGATCCGAGACCGACTTTCTTTGCGAAAGCGTTAGGTGTTAACCCTAAGTCTTTGATGAGAATGTTAACTCTTTCGATAACTCCATTCATAATTCAAACCTTTTAGTTATGTATACGTAACTAAAACCGGTTAAATAGTTAAGGTAAGTTAAGGAGGCGAACAAAATCCGAAAAAGACTTGCTTTGTCCGCCTTTTTGTATTACCTTTGCACTCGTGAACCGGTTCAAGCAATAAAGCAACACCGACACAAACGGAGGCGGATGCGACCGAAAGTGCCGTATCTTACATTAGCACTGCAAATATACAACTTTCCTGCGTCCCCTCCAAATTATTTTAGTTAATATTAAATAAAGCAAGATGAAAAAGTTGACAAAGTCAGACATTTTGAACATTAAGCCTGGAAAATTCGAGGTTTTTGTTCTCGATTCAGCGAAAGCTCTACTGTCTGGTCGTCAATACGCTTATCAGATTGGTAATACAGAGCCGCCTGATGGCGTAGCGAGATACAGAACCAAGGCGAACTTCAAGAATCGTACATTGGTAGTGGAGGCTGTTCCTTCTGTGTAGAATTAATAAGTATATAGTGTATGGAAGAAATTATCAAACTCGGAAGAACCGATACGATGACATCTCTGGAGATAGCAGAGATAACGAACAAGCAGCATAAAGATGTTATGCGCTCCATTAGAAATATGGAGGTAGCTTGGGAGAAAGTTAACGGGCGCAAGTTTGCGCTGGTTAATTACACAGACCAAAAAGGCGAGAAGAGACCTTGTTATCAGTTGACAAAAACTGAATGCCTCTACATCGCAACAAAGTTTAATGACGAGGCGAGAGCAAAGCTTGTCCTTCGTTGGGAAGAGCTGGAAAAGAAAGAGCGGTATCAAGTTCCTCAGTCTTTCGCTGAAGCTCTGATGTTAGCAGCAAAGCAGCAGGAGAAGATAGAGCAACAACAGCTTGTTCTAGAATCGAAGAACAAAGAGATTGTACAGCTCTCGGCTACAATCACCGAGATGCAGCCAAAGATTAGTTATGTTGATACAATCCTTTCGAGCAAGGAGACCGTTACGACGACACAGATTGCTCAAGACTACGGTCAATCAGCAAAGGCGTTCAATATCTTGCTGAGAAACTTCGGCGTTCAACGTAAAGTTGGTGGCCAGTGGATTCTCTACGCAAAGTATCTCCCTTGTGGTTACGTTCAGTCAGAAACAGTTTCTATCACTCATCGTGATGGTAGTGCAGGTTCTGTAATGCACACAAAGTGGACTCAGAAAGGAAGACTATTCTTGTATGATGAGTTAAAGAAACATGAAATTCTTCCATTAATCGAAAAATAGCCTATGCCTCGCAAGAAAGTATCGGTAGAGCCTGTCGAAAAGATATGGCTCTCTACAAAAGAGTTCGCCAAGTATATTGGCATGAGCACTGGTTATATACACGACTTGAGAAAGAGCGGTCAGATTCATCATTATATGATAGGTAACACCGCATTCTTTAAAAAGTCTGATATAGATGAGCTCATTGAAGAGCATAAAGTGTGTTGAAATATTGGTATGGTTAAAGTTATAGATTTGTTTCATTTGCTCGTGAGAGCATGTTGTTAGTTATTTTTGTTTACGTCTACAGCGGTAGACACTTTGGGGCGATGTCTGTTCGTTTAGCTTCTTTCGCCCCAAATCAGACTGAGTAGCTCAGTTGGATAGAGCATCGGTTTCCTAAACCGAGGGTCGAAGGGTCCGAGTCCCTCCTCAGTCACACTCTTTTTTTTAGTTCCGTTTAGTAGTTGAATTCCTCTCTGACGGCGCAAAGGTAAGTCCTTATACCTTATAAAGTAGGTCGTTCGGGCAGCGACAATCTTGCGTCAGATGAGAGTTTCATTGAGCGGACATGGAAGATAGTTCTTTGACATGTTGATGCACAGAAATAGTATGCGTGTAAAAGAAGTAACTGGAGAGCATCAATGGATGCCGGGACCTGGCGAAAGGACGCACGACATACGAAAATCCAGCTAATCTGCATCAAGTAAGCAGACGGACTACACCGGAACGAAGAATTGTCGGTGCAAGCACTGCCGAAAACGTTGCAGTCTGGTGAGCAGGAAAAGCTCTGAAAATCCCAAAAGATGATTTATCTTCATCATTCATATAACAAATCAGAGGAGACTGGTGTAACCGGAAGCACGGCGACAACTAGATGATACCGTTCTTATCGTCGCATATGGGGGTCCGAATCCTCCTTCTCCTCCAAAAGTATAATTCATTGTATTCTAATTTATTCAATTTAAATGCAGCTCGTCTGTGAAGATAGGCTGCACACATCGCAGGTTGGAGCAGTTGGTAGCTCGCTAGGCTCATGACCTAGAGGTCACAGATTCGAGTTCTGTACCTGCCACAAATGTTTATTTTTGAAGCTCTAAATTGTTTATATGTGAAAAGATTGTTTCTTGCGTATCTTGTCTGAAAGATAGGATACGTCTATTTCTTTTAGAAGGAATTATTTTTTATTTCTGAGGAGAGTAGCTCAGTAGTAGAGCGCCAGGGGAAGGGTCCTTGGAGGTCGATGGTGCGAATCCATCCTCTCTTCCCAATTTTCTTTCGTATTTCAAGATTTTTGATTGGTTAACTTATGTGTCGCCCAGTAGCTCAACTGCATAGAGCCGTGGTACTTTCCTCGAGGTTGGGAGTTGGAGTCTCCCCTGGGCTTCCCAAGTAGGTAAATTTCTAAATTTTTTCGCTTTAGCTGACAGAGGTCGGCGCTTTATATAAGTCATTTAATATAATTTGAGTATTAATCCTCTTGCTTGTGAAAGTAGGAGGTTCAAGTCACATTAGCTCAGTTGGTCAGAGCAGTCCAAGATACCGACAGGCCGCAGGTTCGAGTCCTGCATGTGGCTCACTTAATTGTGAGTGCCATAAATTTACAGTTTTTGATTATCTTTGGGAGTGAGGGTGTCTATTGTCCCTCCTCCCTTTAACATTGACTTCTACTCCATCTCACAATAACCACGTGCAATCACCTCTCCTGCCTTGCGTGGTTGGCTAAACGGAGAGGTTTTATATAGATGAAAGTTAAAAACATAATAAGAATCAGTAAGGAAAATATTAATGCTCTTCGGAATCTGGAATGCGTTGAAAACGTAGAACAGAAAGGAAAGGACATTACTGTTCGCATTAAACCGGAACGTACGGACGGTAAGCTCGAAGCCCGAAAGGGTGAATATCTTATCCAGTGGGGTAACGGAATGTGGCAGAGGTACGGATCTGAGGCTATCAATCTGCTTTTTAAAAATCCCGGAGCGGAGGCCGGCAAGACATGGGACGCGTAGGTTCAAAGAAGTATTACGCTCCTGACGGGAACGAATACGATTCAAGAGAGGAGTATCTGTACTTGCAGACCATACTCGATGATCCTGGCATAAGCTGCATTCACAGACAGGTAACCATCACGGCAATCAATCCGGTATGGATGCTGAAGCCAAAACAGCTTAAAACTAAGGTCAAGTATGAGAGAAGGTCACTGCTTTACGGGCATAACTATACTGCCGACTTCATTTACCGGGAAGGCGAGAAGATTGTGATATGTGATGTAAAGAGCCTCTATACCTCAAAGCTCAGAGAGTTCTCGATTACAACAAAGGCTGTGGTGGCAAGACTTATCGCCCACAATAGGAAACGTCATAACGGCGAGTCTGTTGTGATATTCCGTAAGGCTATCAAGATAAAGAAGGACGAGTGGAAAATCGTTGATTATCCACCGTCCGATTGTGCTATTATATAATAAGGTGTAAAATCTAAAAGATATGGTTATCATTTTCAATAGTCTCGTAGCCACAGTAGCTATGTTCGCAGCATGCGCATTCGTCGCACATCTCCTTGGGTTGGATAAGGAAGACAAGTAGTTTAATTCTAAAATATTTTAAATTATGGACAAAGACAAAATTATCGTCAGTGTAGTAATTGACAAACAGGCTCTTGTTGACAGAGCATTCAACATCTCGAATACTCCTTCTGAGTTCAATGAAATCAAGAAGGTTATCGACGGCAAAAACCAGTTTACTCGTGATATCGACGAGTTTGATGATGAAGGTAAGAAGGAAAATAACACGAACCTCTTCGCCAACATCGCATTGGACATCATTCTCAGTGATAACCAGGAACTGGCAATCACCAAGCGCATCAATTCGCTTGAGGACAAGAAGAACTCTTTCCTCGCTAAGATGAAGAAGCTCGATGAACTCCTGGAGAAACAAAAAAGCGGAAAGATGGATGGCGCTGAATGTATCCGTGAGTTGTTGAAAGTAATGAAGGAGGACGAGTAATGGGCCTAGTATCAAAGTACGGCAACCTGTATGATGTCAAGAAGAACATCATCTGCCACGCTCCTGTCACTTCTTCACATTTCGAAAGAATTTTGAAGAAGTGCAATGTACTTCCAATGATGAATGGCGTAACAACACCAACATTGTTCGGAATTCACGCGGACAAGAAATTTAAGCGTGGACGCTGGCGCCGAGTATTAACACATTAATTCATATAACAATGGCAAAAGAAAAAGCAACTATTTCTGCAACACTAGGTCACGAGTACGAGGACCTGGAGGAGCGTGAGGATTTCCTCGCCAACAACGCGGACTCTGTTGAGAAAATGGAGTTCATCAAGCGATTTAACTCTGATGAGCTGATGAAGAAGAAGGACCTGTTCGCCCTTCAGTCTGCACGTGCATCTGACATCGAGGAGGAAATCAAGGATTTCCGTGAGCAGAAAAAGGCAGAGTTGAAGCCTATCAAGGAGGAGATTTCTTCTCTCCTTAAGGAAATCAAGCAGAAGGGTAGCATGGTTAACGAGAAGGTTTACAAGTTTGTTGACCGTGAAGCAAAGATGACTGCCTTCTATGACAAGGAGGGTAATCTTGTTTCTTCCCGTCCGGCAACACGTGACGAACTCCCTAGCAATGTATACTCAATTAACCGTGATCAGCAGGCTATGTAGTCTGCTTTCACATAGTTTCTAAATTCTAAAATATTTTGTAAAATGAACAATGAAAAATTGCAGATAGACCTCGCTCCTGGACAGGATCATGCGGAGATTGTTCTCCGTGAGGTAGGTAACGAGAACCCTTATAAGCTTCCTGCAAAGGAGCCTCTTAATCTTCAGGTAGACGGTGTTATTACCTGTATCTATGCCTTCCTTGAGAAGCGTTGGGGTACAGAGCAGATTGACAAAGAGCATACGCATATCCTGGTTAATCGAGAGAAGCTCGTTGTTACTCTTGTTACAAACGAGAATGATGAGCGCACTACACAGACAATCATCGGCTCTATTCAGCTGTCTCGCCAGTTTGAGGGATTCCATATCAACGACGGTCAGTTGTGGAAACCGGTACAGCTTGGTGACTTCTTCCGACTCAACCGTTCTTTCTTCGAGACGAAGGAGAAGAACATGGAACTCGTCAATCTCCTCAAGAGCTTCTCGGCGAAGGTTCAGACAACAATCAAGAAGGAATACAGCGACAATGGTTCCGTGACTGACAACTATGAGAAGGCTGTAGACTCTAACCTTCCTCCATCGTTCACTATCAATATTCCTATTTTCAAGGGCGCAGAGCCTGAGAAGCTTTCAATCGAGACTATCGCTCACGTCGAAGGCAACATGGCATTACTGACGCTTATCTCTGCTGATGCAGAATGTATCATCGAAGAATCCCGCGACAAGATCATCAATACGGAGCTTGACAAGATTCGTAAGCTCTGTCCTGAGATTCCTATTATGGAAGTGTAATGACAGAAGTAGATAACAGAATAGCAAGAATGCCCGCCAAGATGACCTTTGCTGTACTTGACTTGCGTAAGGTACATGCGTGCCTCATGGAACTTCCACGGAGCAAGTCGGTACAGCTGGCCCGAAAGGCGGCATACCTCAACTACATTGAAGGTGAGGGTAGAAAACTCGGTAAGGTTCCACTTCATTATGAACGCCTTAATGAAAAGGGCGAAAGCGTGACGGTGGAAACTTACTTCAGATATTTAGATAGAATACATTAATCATTCCCGGCATGGCAAACAGTAGATTCGCTCTCCACTATAAGAGGAGTTGTCACGATTGTATCTTCCTTCAGATTTGTACTGATCCTAACGCAAGCTACAATGGAGATTACGTTTGCAAAGACTGGGAATGGAAGTATCAGTGATTAATTTTTAAACAAAAAAATAAAATGCCAATTATTAAAAAAGATGACGTTACGCCAGAACGTCCGGTTATTATTGTTCTTTATGGTCAGCCTGGTTCAGGCAAAACATCAGTTGCAACTACAGCAGAGGTTCCTTTGCTCGTAGATACAGACAGAGGTTATGACCGCAGTGTTCAGCGAGTAGACACCCTCGTAGCCAACCGATGGGAAGACATCTTGGGTGCTCAGAATGATATGAGCTCCTACAAGACAATCATCGTTGACACCGCAAAGGCAACGCTTGATGACTATCTTTCAACTTATGCAGTTCAGACCGACTACAAGCTGGCGAAGAACACATTGAAGAAGTTTGGCCGTATGGCTGATGACTTCAAAGCATTCGTCAACGTACTCCGTCAAAATGGTTCGGATATAATCTTTATCTGCCACGACAAGGAGCAGTCAGAGGGTGATATTATCAAGCACTCTCCAGATTGTACCGGTCAGTCCAAGGATTTGCTTCTCCGTATTGCTGATCAGGTCGGTTTCATCTCTCTCATTAATGCAAAGCGCACAGTTTCTTTCGAGCCGAATGACAACTACGTCGGTAAGAATGTTGCTCAGATTCCTATGACGGAGATTCCTGATGCTACTTCTCCTGAGTTTGCAACATTCATGGCAGACATTATCAAGAAGGTGAAGCAGTCTATCCAGTCAAAGTCTGAGGCACAGCGCAAGGCAAACGAGCTTATTACCAAGTTGCGTGGAGAGCTTGCGAAGGTAGAGGATGATGAGTCTGCTGCAAAACTCCTGGCTGATTGCAAGGAACTCCCACAGATTATGAAGCAGCCGTTCTTTAACGAGATCAACACCGCTCTCATAGCAAAGGGATTCGTTTTTGCTGACAACAAATTCACTAAGCCTGCCGAGGATAAAAAGTCTGCCGCCAAGAAGACAGAGAAGAAGGAAGAGGCTAAACCTGCTGATGATGGGAAAAAGTAGCAAGCCACTTGTCAGAGTGACAACTATAGAGTCTTTCAGAAGATACATCGAACAGAGTGAACATGACAACTTTGAGATAACAGAACAGAGCGTTATAGATAACATTGTCGGAGAGTTTCAGGGCAATGAGTACACAAGGGTTGGAACTGCCTTTCACGCAATCGTCGAGACCGGTTGCCAACCTTGCGTTATCGCTCCTGCCGGTTACAGAACGTTTACTTACTATGGTAAGGAAAAGCAGGAGCCGGTGCCGGAGGGTAGAACTTTTGATATAGAAGGCTACCCTGTAACGCTTGACCTTTCACAGATTAAGGTTGCTCTGGACTACCGCTACCAAAACATTGAGGCTTTCCACGAGATACGCAAGTATAAAGACTATGGCAGAGCCGTAGTAACCGGATGTGCCGATATGGTAAACGGATTGCAGCTCCGTGACATCAAGACAAAGTATAGTGTTCCTTCTGATAGCCAGTACTACGACTCTTGTCAATGGAGATTCTATCTTGATATGTTCGGAGCTGATATCTTCGATTTTGACCTCTTCTGCTTTGATGGCTATAAGCTCGAAAAGCACGGGTATGATGTTCGTGGTCTTCCGCTCATACCTTACACTCCAGCTATCCGTGTTTACCGATATGACGGGATGGAGCAGGACATTCATAACCTACTAGACCAATTCTTGGATTGGTGTGAACTCAGAGGCTTGACTCAGTATTTATATAACACAAAAATTGATTAACATGGAAATGACAGGTGTCGTGATTGCCATTCTTCCGGAGCGTTCTGGAACGTCGCAGCGAGGAGAATGGAAATCACAGTCTTTTGTAATCGAAACACAGGAGCAATATCCAAAGCATCTCTGTTTCGAGGTTTTCGGTGCTGACAGGATTGCACAGTTTAATATCAAGTGTGGTGGGACAATCACTGTTCAGTTTGATATCGATGCAAGACAATATCAGGACCGTTGGTTTAACAGTATCAAGGCTTGGAATATTATTCGTCCGGGTCAGCAGGCTCCTGTACAAGGTGGCTATAACGTTGGAAATCCTCAGGCAGGCGCTCAGGAAGCACAAGCAGCACAACAGGCAGCTATGGCCGGAACATCAAACCCGACGAATCCGCAGAATCTGTTTCCTCCAGCCCAGCCGCCAGCGCAGCCGCAAGGGAACTCTAGCGACCTTCCCTTCTAGCCTAGAAGGCAAGCTAAAGCTGATTAAAGATACATTCAATGCTGAAATAGTATGATGTATAATACCAAGAATCCTCTTGAAGTGCAGAATCTCAGACTGAGGATAGAGAAGCTGATCGAAAAGCAGAGTATGGTAGAGGTCGTGGAAAAGAAGGCAAAGACACTTCAGCAGTTGAAGTACCTTCATACAATCCTCGCTTACTTCGGCTTACAGACCGGCAACACTCTAGATGAAGTCAAGACCTGTTACTTCAAGAGGATTGTCAATAGAGACTTGTTCGTGCGGCAGAAGCACGATGATCTGCTCGGAACAGATAGGGAATACGTAATATCGACCGCAAAGCTTACGAAAGAAGAGCTGTCTGAGGCTATCGAACGTTTCAGAAATTGGGTTAGTAACGTAGCCGGCATATACATTCCTTCTTCTGAAGAGTATATAGCGTTGCTCCATATCCAGCATGATATCGAACGAAACAGACGCTACCTGTAGTGGTCGTTGAATAACATTCATTTTTATACAATGGATTCTTTTAAGATTAGCAAAGAACAATATTTCGATTTGATGAAACTTGACAGGGTAAATGCCGTAAACTTGTTTCTTTATCTCCTTGCAAACGCAGATGATAACGGAACATTGATTGTTAGCATCCGCAAGATTTCGAGTGAACTTGATATAGGTTTGCGAACTGTGAGAACCGTACTTAAAAAGTTGTATGCTGCGAACATAGTGACACACCAAGTGACACACAAGGGTAGTAGTGTAACTGTCGCCAATATAGATTGTTACAAGATTCCGAAGCCAATAGGTGACACACCAAGTGACACACTAGAAGTACGAAAACATGCATTTGGCGAAAAGCTTATTCCGTACATGGAACAATACGGAAAAGCGCTTATTCGTGAGTTCTTCGATTACTGGACTGAGCATAACGAGAATGGTAAGAAGATGAGATTTGAGAAAGAAAAAACTTTCGAGATTTCACGAAGACTTGCTAGGTGGAGCAAGAATAATAACAACAATAAGCCTTCGAAATCAAGTCTTCCGGTTGGAATGAATTTACAAGATAGTAACAATAGCGAAAGATACAAGCTCGATGATAGATGGAACAAATAATTGATAACGAATATTTCAGAAACCTCGTATCTCAAATGCGAGATACTGGTTATCCTCAGGAAATTGACAGGGTGCAAATAAATATCCCTAACGCAGAGAAACGTTTGCGTGGAGGCTTGCAATATGTAGTCAATATGAAGTCTGGATGCAATGCAGAATGGAACGAACACAATTACCGCCCTATTGTTGATTGGATGACAGACAACAAAGGTAAGGGATTGTTGATGTTCGGCGGTTGCGGATTAGGCAAGTCGGTAATCGGAATGTATATCCTTCCTCTTCTTATTAAAGATGTACATAAAAAGGTGGTAAACATCTTCAGCGCGCAAGAGTTGAATCAAAAGATTGATGAAATCCTTAAGCTACACATTATCTATATTGACGATATTGGTACAGAGGATAATCTTAACTCTTACGGTAACAAGCGTATGCCATTTGCTGAACTTTGTGACGCTGCCGAGAAGAAGGGGAAATTGCTTATCCTTACCACAAACCTCAGTATTGATGAGCTTACTCAGAGATATGGAGATAGAGTTGTGGATAGACTGATAGCAACAACAAAAGCAGTTCCTTTTATTGGTGATTCTCTAAGAAAGTAAATTATGGCGGACGTAAGTAAAATGGCAGAAGAATGGCTCAGCGAGCATCCTGATGCGACAAAGAAAGAAATATGGATGGCTGGTTATTGGAAATCTACCGATAACTGGTGCAACCGAACCAAGTAAATTTTAGAATTATGACACAGAAAGAACGTATCGAGAACGCTACAACAAAGCAAGCGGTAGTGTTCATCTGGATCTACTCCTGGGTTATTGTGAGAAACCTAGGAAGAGTAATCAATAAGGCAGTACACAAGCTGCCTTGGCTGTTCATCATGATAACGGTAGTAATCTCGTTCATCGTTAGCTTTGTCTTTATCTCTAAGGCTAGGGCAGAACGAGATAGCTACAATCAAAAACTAGTTCACGCAACACAGCAGCTTGATAGCTTCTATGCTGCATACGGAAACATTAAATCAAAGTAAATATGAAGAAATACAAACATACAATAGTGATGATCCTGCTTGTTATCGCAGCAATTATCGCAGGCTACGGATTTATCTGTTTCATGGTTGAACACATTTTCCTTTCGCTTCTGATGCTGTTCTGTATCAGCTGCGCATTGGCAGTAGAGAAGGAGGTGTAGGGATGTCGGCATATAATTTCACACCGAAAGGGGCATTCTTCATCAACTACAAGGAGCCTGACAGGGAAACCGTAGACCATATCACTTCGCTCTATTACCTCATTATCGGTTCTCTCGCTACAATCACGCAGACGGCAATCAAAGATTTGCACGACAATCTCAGTGAGAGGAAGGACCTGTTTAAGCATGAGCTTAAGTATCGCATAAAGGAGGCATTCTCCCGTTCTGAGACTCTTATAGGAATATTCAAGAAGTATACTACCGAGATTTCGCAGTATGAACTCTGGCTTGATATTACAGACAGCATGGAGGAAGACCTGAAGATTGACATACAGAGACTCTTCTACACGGCCGACAACATTCTTCTGAAGAACAACATCAAGGAACACAAGCTTCAGGCGTATGCATGCGTAGCCTACAACCTGTCAATCATGCTGCACGATATGTGTACGAAGTTTGATGACGTTATGAGTGAACGTGGCATCAGTTCCGGAAGCATAAGACCTTGCGGAGAATTCATACAGTCTATGTATGGTATGTATGCATCGATGAGAGAGGTCGCTAGGATACTTATACCTGATAAGGATGCTGAATACTTCAAGGAAGGTGGTCAGATTTACAGGGCTTTGCAGGTGGTTGCAATGAAGGTATGCAATCCGGAAAGAATAGACAATGCTGCTGACGAGGGGCTTAAACTTAATGGCGTTGACTATCATGGTGAAGAACACCAGAATAACGCATTCCTTCCTTGGAACGGAATCCAGGTTAACTTCCTGGCACGCAACTTCGATAAAATGTCTGATGAAGAACTTGCAAAGGCTCTAGGACGATCTGTTGGTGCAGTAAAGGCAAAAATGAGACAACTTAAACTAAAAAGCAATAACGATTAGGAGGTGTAATTATGGAAGATTTACCTATTGGCTCAGAAATCACCTTAAAGGTGGTTGAAAGCGAGACAGAAGAATGTAATGGTTGCTTCTTTGACGAGATAAGCAGCAATATTTATGAGAATATCTGCAAAGATATTTGTTGTGCCGCAATCGATAGAAAAGACAAAAAGAATGTTCAATTTATAAGAGTGAAGTAATATGGAAACAAAAATAAACGTAGCGGAAATTCTAAAGAATAAGCCGCAAGGAACTAAGTTGTATGATTGGTTGCATAATCTAGAGGTAGAACTAGATGAAGTCGCAACAACGGAAATAGAAACTGTTATTTGGTGCACAAAGAAAGATGAAGATTATAATCTGCTTTTTGGCTATTCTCGACTTGCAACACTTAGAGGATGGTTTGACGGCTTACAGATTCTCCTTCCTTCAAAAGAAATGCGTGATTGGTCTAAGTTCGCTTGGAAGAAAGGCGATGTACTTGTAGGGGTAGGACGAAGAATCATCTTTGAAAAATTTATAGATGAAAATTACACTAGATTTCAAGGTAAATATAGCCTAAGTACTTACGAGGATAAAATGTTAGTAGCTGATAAAAGATGTTATACTAGTAACTTTAGAAAATTAGATGACAGTGGTAATGTTGAAAATTATTTTAAAGAACTCGAAGAAGAGTTGGGTGGTAAACTCAATCGTGAGACCCTTGAAGTAGAGAAGGTTCAGCCAGAGTTCAAGGATGGGGATATTGTTTGTATCTCGGGCATGGGGTATCTTGTTTATGGTATAGTCAAAAGCATTGATTATTCTTCAAAGAAGCTAGAATACTATGTGTTAAATGATATGAGTACCTTGAAATTTGAAGATTGGTTATCATTTGAAGACAAGCAGATACAGCCTATTACAGAGACTCAACAAATAATTCTCTTTGACGCTCTACTCAAGGAAAACAAGCGATGGGATGCTGAGAAGAAAATGATTGTGGACTTGAAGCCAAAGGTCGAGTTTAAACCTTTTGATAAGGTACTTTGTCGAAATTCTAAGGATGATACTTGGGAAGCTGATTTCTTTGCTCGTCTTACACGAAAAGAAATTGATTACACGCAGAGTGGTAAGTATTTATGTGTAGGAGATTTATGGATGTATTGTATCCCTTACAACGACTCCACCAAACACCTGCTTGGCACAACTGATGAGTAGAAAGGAGGTGAGGGATAAATGGATGTTCGATTAAAACAATGTTTAACATTAATAAATAGAAGTCTTGACTATCATCCCGATGATACAAATCTACTACAAGCGAGAAATATATTATATGGCTTGGTTAATGGATATAATGTTATAGAAAATTCTCACGGTATTTGTTGTTGGAAAATTTTAGATTAGTAAAATATAAAAAGTAAGTTATGATAGACGATAAGAAAATAAAAGATGTAGCTAAGCTACATGCCGAAAAATCATATATATTTCTGATTATTTTCAAGCTTGCTATAAAGATGGTTTTATTGATTGTGCCAAATGGATACAAGAAGAGTTCTTGAAGGACTTATGGCATCCTATGCAAGAAGAGCCAGATAAGAGCAAGAGCGATATTATTACCCTTGGTTTTGATAACGATGCTTATCTACAATTTAAAGAATCCATTCTTTGGAATAAGGAATCTTGGAGACATTCGATTAGCAGATGCCAAATCATCAAGTGGGCTTATTTATCTGATATACTGCCAAAGCAGGAAGGAAGTGAGCAATGAAAACATTTGTATTTGATATAATGCTCAACGGAAGATTCATCTGCACATTAAAGTATAAATATTGTGCGCTCTTCCCGATAGACATTGAAGAATTAGAGAAGTTCGTCCTTAAAAAGAGACCTACTTTGAAAGGCAAGGATTTTAGAATTGCATTTTGATTATGAAAGAATATAAATTAGGCGATAAAATTGTACTTCAAGTAGTGCAAATTTCCCAAAGTCAAAGTAAACGTTGTAATGGTTGTTATTTCCGTGAAAATAACTGTTTGTGCCCACATTTATTATGTGGTGGTTTTGAACGTTCTGATGGAAGAAATATAATCTTTAAAGAAGTTAAGGAGTAAAGCGTATGAGTAGGAAATTAATGAATTTGGCTTTGATGTATACTGCTATCACGGCTTATGCTAGTGAGTATCCATTTGGACACCCAAGCCCTAGACTTGATACACCGAAAGGCGACATTCCTTCTGATAAACAGAAGTGTCAGCCAAAGGCACAGCATGAGTTCACCATCAAGGGTGTTAATATTATGGCAGCTTCAAGGAAAGATGCTATTAAAAAGTATAATCATCGTAAAAAGTAAGGTATATGTTGTACGAAGCAAAACAGGGAAGTAAGACTTATGGATACATTAAGGGTGTTCTTGATGCTGAAGAAAAAGAGTATCAAGCCTACATGAAGAGAGTGGATAAAGCCGTAGGCTTCGAGTTTGAGAAATGGCAAGGCTATCAGCCTAACCGCAGCCTGCTGAGAGAGTGTGAAATAACCGCTATCTGGGTACCGTCCTGGCGTTTCGACACATTGGATGATGAAAAGGCGTGGAGAAAGATAGATAGCCGAATGTTTGAGGATGGTCATTACGTAGCAATAAAGCCCAACAAGCGTTGCAAGCAAGGTAAGGCTATCGCCGCGGTGCTCTCTTCCTATAAAGCGGTCACGAACCATTTTAAGGTGCTGAAGGAACTGAATATAGGAGTCCCTCAAGCTAGCCGTTTCTCTATTACTCAGTTACTCCGTTACAAAGACCGCGTTTTTGCTTTCTTCGATGATAGTATTAGAGCTGAAAAGCAAAATCCAGACTTCGTGGAAATCACGATAGGTGAATATGAGGATTTCATTAATGGTAAAGACTAAGCGTATGGATAAGCTAGAATACATTCCAGGAGATTTGGTTATGACCAACGGAAGTGATTGAATGATTGTTTAACGCCTTCGGGCATAATTTTAAAAGATATGACAAAAGAATAATTAAAAGTAAAGGTTGCCAAGCAACTAAGCATTATCGAAGATGCTAACAATGAGATTTGTTCTTACGTAAATGATTACATCGAAAGTCTTCCATACAAGGTTGGCGACAAAGTTAGCTGCTATAGATGTGATGTTTGTTGGATTGCAAGCATTGTTCCAGTGCGAGGTTATAAAAGTTATACTGGCGAAATTGATGTAAGAATCAACCCTGCTAAGAAAGATGGTACTCGCTCCTGTAGAGAATTTGTACTATGGAGTATGGAAATTGATAGTATCAAAAAGATTAGTTAATCATCCTGCAAAGGATATAAATAGATAGTAATATGAATACAGAAAAATTAGAAAGAGGAAATATCTTAGCAAAGAGTTTAATTCCTAAAGTAGATGTACTCTTAAGTATGTCTCCAAAAGTAAGCAGTGGTGAACTTGCAGATGCTATTCGGAAATTATCACTGCTTGATATGGAATTTGATACTAAATTCAAGCAGCTTCTGAATGAAACAAAACAGAGATTTCAGAAAGAGTTTGATGAACTTTAGTAAAACTAACCGTCCTTATAGGACATAAATATAAGTAATATGAAAAAGTTTATTGGTACAAAGGTCATTATGGCAGAGCCTATGACTATGACAGAAGCACAGAAAGTGCTTGGTAGAGAACTGAAGCCAGCAACAGTTGAGGAAGATGGCTACTTAGTAAAGTACAAGGACGGATATAAGTCTTGGTCTCCTAAGAGTGTGTTTGAGGAAGCCTATCGTGAACTAGGCTCTGTTAACTTCGGTGGTGCTATTGACTTATTGAAGGCAGGTCTTGCGGTAAGACGCAAGGGATGGAATGGCAAGGGATTGTTTATCGTTAAGCAGGTTCCTTCTCATATCACAGGTGACATCATTCCTAATATGCAGTCACTCCCTCAGTCTGCCAAGATCATCTTGATGAACCGTGAGAATCCTCACATTGACTATACTAATCAGATGCTTATCATCAATCCAGATGGAAGAGCAGATTCTTGGGTTCCTTCCATATCTGATGTGTTTGCGGAAGATTGGGAAGTTGTAACAGATTAACTAACCACCCTCTCCTGTAAAATGGAGAGGGTAAAAAAGAAAGAAATATGGAAGAAAGAAGATTATTAATTACTTATGATAAAGCTAGAGAGTGGTTTAATAGTGATAATGCATCACTTAAAGAAATTGCTCTTAAAGTCTTTAGTGAAAGAGAATTAATACATAACTTTAGAGATATTACAACCTTCAAGAAAGCTTGTGATGAACTTAGTTATAACTATGATGATATTGTATCTAAAGTAAAAAGTATAGCTGAAATTAGTAAAGCTTCTGCTGCTATGTTCAAATTGAATATCATCAGAAAGGCACTTAATCTTAGATACGATATGCACATTAGTAAGAATGTAGAGGGTGAAAACTATAATTACAATCCTTCTTTGAGGCTTGTTATAAAGGGTTCAACTTGTCGTCGTAGTGACTTAGATAGAAGTAAACAAGAAAAACTTGGTGAATTTATAAGTGAAGGAATTACTTATGAAATTTTTAATGAAGGCACTGACTCTTGTTGTGACTTTAAAGGTTTGAGTGACTTTTATCCTGACCGTCAATTTGGTTATGTTAGTGCTGATAAAGGATTTCTGGGTTGTGCTACAGAAGATGTAAGTAGGCATCTTGGTAAATACTTTGGTATGCTTATCATAGAAGCTATGTATGCTGATATGGTAGATTTTGAAATTATCGAAGAGAAATATAAAATATAGTCTCCTTGGCAACAGGGAGAGTGTAAAAAGAAGAGAATATGAGATTAAGTGAATTTAAAGCAGGTGCTATCTTAGTTGATGGTGATGGCAAAGTGTTTATCCATGATGGCTTTGTTAACGCTGATGGATATGGTGTGATTATCGGTGAAGATTCTGACGGAATGATTCAGAAGTCAAATGGTATTGGTAACTGGATGAAGGAAGGTTGCTGGAGAGAAGCAACTTCACAAGAAGTCAGTGAGTTTTTCGCTAAGGTTCGCAAAACACAGAAGATTATCAATTACTAAGGATGGTAAAAAGAAGAGAATATGGAATTAGTAATTACAATATTAGGTTGGATTGCATTAGGTGTTATATCTGCTTATCTGTTAGCAATAGTAGGTAAAATAATCTTTGATGCTGCAACCGCTGATTATAAGTTATACAAGCATGTAAGATTGTGTCGCAAAAGATTGCTAAGACAGCGATATGAAGATTACGCTTGGCTGTTACTCCAGTTAGAGAAAGATACGGAAGTTTTCAATCTTACTCATAACACAAGAGATTGGACTTTTGAAGATTGGAGAGAATTTTATCTTAAAAAGGCAAAGGAGGATAAGCAATGAGCAAAGTTAAATGCAATATGAAGAAAAGAAAGATAAGCAAGTGGCGCATTAAGCGTGGAGTAAATTTCCATGATGAAATGCGTAAAGGTAAGTATGGGTGGAATGAAGCTGCCCATCTAGGTTGGTTTTAATTAATGAGAATATGGCAGAGATTATTTACTTTGGAACAAATGGTTGCTCAGGGCATTACCCTATTGGCATTGATAAAACGCTGAGTAATGAAGAATATAAGATGTGGAAAGAATGTGATAATGGCGTTTGGATAGAAAATATTCAAAAGAATCCTGGACGACACCTTATCCTATTCCACGGCGAGGTTTATACAAACTACGGTATTCCATTCTCTGTAGATGATGAAAGAAATTATAGTCATACCGAACTATTTTGGAAAGGCATTCATACAGAAGAAGAAATTGTCAACTTGATAAAGAATGATTCATTTTTATCAAAGCAGTTTAATTTAAAATAATATAGTTATGGCAAAAATGAATGTAACAGAAAAGGACTTTGAAGCTTTCTCTCAAGCAACAGAATCCCTTATGGCTATGTCTGGTACTTTAGAGGAAGGCTTTGATGAAGAGGCTTATGCTATAAACAGACAGTTCAAAAGTTTCAAGCGAAGATACTTAAAGGCAAAGGAGAAAAACAATGAGTAAAATTAAGGAATTATTAAGTCAAGCATTCAGTCAGCTTGATGAATACAATAAAGGTGGTGCTACTCAGCATATCCTTCTTTGGAAGGCAATGGGTAATATTGAGGATGCACTTAAAGAGTTGGAGGATTGAGTATGACAGAACCTTACGAAGGCTATACGTGTTGGAGACTTAGAAATGGACAGTCTTGTGACTATTGCCCTGAGTACTCTGATTGCCAAGCAAATAATGATGATAATTAATAAGTAAAGTAATATGGACAGAAATCAAGCTAAAGAATTTTATCCTATCCTGCAAGCTTATGCTGAAGGAAAGGTAATTGAGTGTAGAACCAAACCAAGTGCCATAGAAGGTACAGATGTTCCGAATGATTGGACGGAAATGAAAGAGATTGAGTTTTGGAAACATACAGAGTATCGCATCAAGCCAGAACCAAAGTACCGTCCATTTAAGAACGCAGAAGAGTGCTGGCATGAAATGGAAAGGCATCAGCCTTTTGGGTGGATTTATGATGGAGGCTATCGTTCTTCTATAGTTTCTATTTGTGATACAACTGTAGATATAGTAAATATTAGCACAAATGATATTACTGAATGTCTTTTTTCTGAAATGATTGAAGAAGGTTACACATTTGCAGACGGTACTCCATTTGGAATTAAGGAGAAATAGTTATGGCATGGGTGGCAACTAATGCAAATGGTAAGGAGTTTCTTTTTATAGAGAAACCATACAGAAGTGGATATGGAGAATATGGATATTGGAATCCTACATATTCTGGTATCGGTGGTTGTATTCTTATACCTCATGGCAGCATCAAGAAACTCATCGGAAGAGAATTGTCTTTTTCCGATGAGCCAGTCGAACTTAAATAAGAATAGCTTATGAGTGATAGTTATATATCTTATGGAAGTGATGGCTCATATCATATAATACGCCCGATAGGAGAAGGATTTGATATAGAGACAGCTTTCTTAATAGCCTTTGGGATTGTTGCAATATACGTCATGTGTCATTATTCACCAAAGGAAGTTTGGAATAAAATAAAGTCGTATTTTAAAGAATAATAGCCATGCTTACATCCGACGAATTATACAAGATGAAACATTGCATTGGCTTAGATTGGAAGAAACCAAAAAGAGGTATTTATGAAGCCTTTCGCAATGGAGTGATGTATTATGATGAGCCAGATTCCTTATGGGATTCCTTATGGAAAAAAGGATATGCTAAAAGAAGCATTCAGCCTTATGGCATGGGGTCTCATCGTGATATATATTATTATAGCGTAAACGAAAATGGGTTAAAAGAAATGGAAGAGTACTTAGATATAAAAATTAAGATTTTAAGATAGCTTATGGAAATAGGGAATATCAAGTTCAAGGCTAAACGTCTTGACAATAACACTTGGGTAGAAGGTTACTTCTATGCTGAATGTGGTAACACTTACATCATCGAGGATAGGCAGAGTGAATCAATGCTTAATAGAAACGAGGCACATCAGGTTGACCCTTCTACCGTCTGTCAGTTCACAGGACTGAAAGACACCAACGATGTGCCTATTTTTGAAGGTGACATTATTGACTTTGATGGCGAAGGTGAAGTTGTATTTAAAGACGGAGCTTTCTATGCTAAGTTTGGAAAATATACAGAATGTCTGCTTTGTAATTTGGTGAAAAGTGGACTATCAGTAACGATTGTAGGTAATAAATTCGATAAGGAGAAGTAGCGTATGAATATAGCAATTTTATATCTTAGTATGAGTTTTATCTACATCTTGCTTGTTTGTTTGGATGGAGAAGATGTCAAACCAAAATGGAAACAATGGCTAGCTGACCAACTAGGCATCAAACCAAAGATAGAGGTTAGATACATAAAGCCACAAGTTATGAAGCTTCGTTCAAGAGTTACAATGTCAAATTTTGAAATGCAATACTATTGCCGTGACAAATCTGGCATGGAGCAATTGAAGAGAAGAGCAATAGAAAGTGTGTATGATGAAATTCTTAAGGGAATGAAGGAAAATGGATTGGTTTCCATTTCGCAATATAAAGACATCTATACAAATAGCACAATTTATGAGGGGACATGTGAAATTTATAAAAACAAGTAGCTATGAAGAAGGAAACATTTGACTTCTCGGAGGCTCTGAGAAGAATGAAGGAAGGAAAGAAAGTGAGACGTAAGATTTTTGCGGACGGCACATACGCATACATTGATAAGAACTATCTTGGTTCAGAGGCATTAATGTATAATAGCGTAGGAAGGGCTGCACCAGTTTTATGGTTACTTCCAGAGACTATTTTCGCAACAGACTGGGAGGAGGTGGAAGGATGAAGAAGAAAATATTGACCCTCACCATCGACAAGCAATGGTTCGATATGGTAGTATCGGGCAAAAAGAAGGAAGAGTATAGGGTGATTAAAGGGTATTGGGCAAAACGACTTCTTTTAGTTCGCTCAGAACTTGAAGAGCCGTTTGAGAAGATGAGTAAAAAATGTGCTGAAAATTGGGATAGTATTAGCATAGAAATGGCTAAGTATTGCTTTAATAACCCATACTACAAGACTGCGCCATACACCCACGTCCTCTTCATCAATGGCTACCGCAAGGATAGTCCACGTATCGAAAAGGAGATTGAGAGTATCACCATCGGCAAACCTAAGAAAGGCTTATGCCCCGACAAGTGGCTTGATACTGAGTTTTTTATCATTAAATTCAAATAGCGTATGACAAACGAGGACTTTTTCTATGCTCATCTAGGTGAGCGAGTTCTTTATAAAGGAAAGGATATTGGCGCATACGTAGCAGGGTATATTGAAGATAAGTATATCATCTTAGGATTTAATGATTATACAGGCTGCATTCAGTCTTCACTTCTAAAGTGAAAAATCTTTGTGCAGTGTATCGCTCCTACCGATTCGCTAAATTGAAGTATGTAGAGGTAGTAGATAAAAGTACAGATAAAGAAGTAGCTTATGAAGATTAGATTAGCTAAGAAGATAATTAGACACAATACGCCTTATTGGATATTTCGTTACCTCTGCTATAATCGCATAATGTTACCAGGAGCGGGATATAAGGTCGATTTTAAAGACCACCGTATCATCAAGGCGATAAGTTTAACAAATCACTGGAATGCCCGTAGGTATATTAACGAATTGATAAAGTCCAATAAGAAGCATCCGTTCAAGCTAAGAGATGTTCAACGTCATGCAGAAAGATTAAAACAGTACAGCGTATGAAAGAAGAAGAAAGATGTTGTGGTAACTGTCATTGGTTTGACAACGAAGACGTTTACGGCGTAGGATGGTGTTGTAATAATCAGCACGAATCATCTTGCGACCAAGTATGTGATGAACATGAATTTTAAACTTTAAATATTAAAATGGAAAATAAAAATTTAACATTAGATGAGTATCAGCAGTTAGCTCTAGAGACTGCTATTTATCCTAACCCTATCATTTATCCTACATTGGGATTGACAGGTGAAGCTGGTGAAGTTTCCGATAAGGTTAAGAAAGTGTTGCGTGATAACGATTCTGTTTTTACAGATGAAAAGAAGTTGGAAATTGCCAAAGAAATTGGTGATGTATTGTGGTACTGCGCAACTCTTTCTCGCGATATAGGCTTCAAACTTAGCAGTATTGGAAAGATGAATTACGAAAAACTCCATTCTCGCCAGTTGAGGGGGAAATTACATGGAAGTGGTGATAACAGATAGCCTATGAACGTACTTACAGACGAACAGAAAAATTACATAAAGGAGCATCCGGATGAATCTCCATACGCAATGTCTAGAAATTTCGGATGCGCTGTGCAGACTGTATACTGGTGGCTGCACAAGTTACACGGAGACTCGTTTAAGGATGCGCGGGAAAGACGCAGGAACGAAATTCATGAGTCTGTCCGCAATATGTATCCAGAAATGTCTTCGTCTGAGATTTCAAAGGTGCTCGGAATAACGAAGTCCTGCGTTGCTAATATAGCAAAATCACTTGGTGTTAAACATACAAGGGAAACTGAAGACCGGCTTAGACGGAAATGTGCTCAGGCAATAGTAAGACCGGAGATAATAGCTAAACGTTCTGAATCCCTTAAAAAGACGCTGAGGCTTGATAGATACAGAGCGACTAACGGAATTAAACAGAAGACACGACGCAAGTTCAAGACCATTCCGAGCAGATGTCTCTGCGCAAGGAACTATCTCTGCAATAAATACAACTACTTCTACGACAAAGATTACGGAGAGCTGCTGACCATATTCTACGACAGCGAAACCAAGATGCTGACTGCTGATCAACAGAAACACTATGAGACGAAGTACGGTATCAAGTTTCTCCAGGGAGCTGAATAATAATTTCTGTGCATTATCTATATGTTAAGGGGTGGCTACACATCGCGTGCGGTCACCCCTTTTTGTTTATATCAACTAATAACCAAATAAAACATTAGAAAAAACTAAGAACGTTTGTGTAGCTTTAATTTCCAGTATATCCAACCTAAAAATGCGAGAATGCCTATAAAAAGGCAAACTGAAGCTATCTTACCTATATTCAAAAATGCCCTGTCAGTCCTTGATAGTTGCTTGCCAACCTCAACTTTATATGGAATCGAATCTCGCACAATCAAGGTATCTGATTTGTTTCTTACAATATATCTGTCTTTATATTGAAGATGGTACTTGTCCTTGAAGACTGTATCACCTCTAATATAAACAGATACACTATCATGCACATAGACGGAATCAGTCTTCAACAAAGAATCCGTCTTTACTACGACCCTATCTCTGTATTCTGTAATAGGAACGTACTTTGTAGTAGTACATCTACAGAACATTGATAGAATCAGCATTGCTACTGCAATAGCAATTACAACTCTTGTTATCTTATCAATCAGTTTCATAAGCTTACTGAATTACAATCGTTACTTTTTCCTTTTTATCCCAAGCTGTCTTCATGGTCTGAATGAGCTTGTTTGTCCAAAATCGAGAATCGCTAACCCATCCTTTCTTATCGTTTTTACCGATAAGAATACACCCCTCAGTATCTTTTGCAGAGTTACCGCTATGTATGCGTATTCCTTCAAATCCTTTGACATTCAGAAGTAATGGCAGCATTTTCTTGAATCTGTTAGAATAGGTATATACACATTCATAGCTGCCGCTTGGAATTGCAGTCTGCCCATATACCTTTTTCTTCTTGATTTCGTCCAAATCCATACTTTGGTTCAATCCTCTGTCTGTATCTTCAAGAGTATTGCATCCGAACAATTTGCCATTCACGTACAGACGGCTAATAGTATAGCCATCCTTTTTCCAAGCTCTATCAATTAGTACTTCCATTTTTGTTTTCCTCCTCTTTTTTATCAAACTCATTGTTGAGTCTGTCAATAATCGGTTTCCAATAGCTAGGCAATGCCTTCGCAAACTCAAACCTCAGAACATAATAAATAACTCTGAATGCAACATTCTTAGGGTATGCCTTAATGAGATTTTTGAACGAATTGCATATATACACATAGCAGAATATATACGTAAGCATTTTAATCACGAATAATGCTTCTGTATTGTCGTTGCAACTTACCATGATTCCATACATGACATACACAATAACAATATACAAGAGCATTTCTAAAAGTGCGTTCTTGAACTTCGATGCAGAAAAGTTCTTGCATCGTACAACACTCACGCCGTCAGCTCGCATACCACAGAAGATATTGAAGCCAAAGGCGATAACCAACGCCAAAACGAAGCCTTCCGTTGGCATTGCAAAGGCAAGTATAGCTGAAAATATAGTAACACCTATCTGCCGAATCTGTGAAGAATCTAATAAATCTATCATAATCTGTTATCCTGAATAATAAATAAAAATAAAGTTTCGGTCTTTTGATGCAAAGATAGCAAAAAAAACCGAAACTTCATTCAGAATAACGAAAAACTTTAGACATTCAAGTCGTAATATGGAAGTCTGCCACTTTCCAGGAAGGAAATACATTCATCGAAAATCTTTTGCTCGTAGTTGTACGTGTTGATCTTCGGGAACCATTTCTTTATCTTTGCGTCGTTACGCTTTATCATTTCGCCCCACAAAACGCACCAATCATTAATGGTAATGTTATCGTTCTTGACTTCGTGCCAATAGTCTTTTGCCACATCTTTAGTATGAAGCTGACCGATGAGACAAAGATGCATATCTGCCATTTCTTCGTCATAATGACACGCGTCAATCTCTCCCTGGACCTGCTTCATCATATCAAGCATTACGCTGTCATTCATTCCGACTTCACAACAATCTGCCATGATCGTAACACAGTTCTTGATAGCCTGCATGTCATTGCTAGCTATAATGTCTTCGAATACCTTTTTCATAACCGTATATTTTTGATGTTACTTCAGAAAATACTCTCTGATGTTGTATACACCATCCTTGTCTTTCAATAAGTCGATAGCAAGGCTATGTGCATACTTAACCAGATGATCAGAGCCAATCTCCTTAACATCTTCTTTGCCGAGTATCTTTGCGATGGTGCATCCATGGTCGCTTACAACCTGATTCATGGCAACGTACAAAGCGTAGTCATTGTAGTAAGGTTTCTCATCTGTTGCAAGTCCGAGACTGGTCATTGCATTGAGCCATGTCTGCATATCCCAAGTTGCAGCTGGATTCATTCCGTTCACAATCTCTGAAGCCTCCTTCTTAGTGAGATAGTTCTTCCACTTGATAGCGCAAAGCTTATCAAGATACTCTTGTGCCAACTCTGGATGCTTGGATGCCATATCCTTCATCATGCAACGCATCGTACTGGTCTCTCTGATTCTTGTACAAGCCGAAATCAGCATCAACCTGAGACTTGTAAAGACCGAACTCAGCCTGCATTGCACGGCGGTTCTCGGCGTTGATAGCATCGTTAGCACCCTTATACATAGAGAACTTCTCAGCGATGTCTGTCTCTCGCATAGCGTAGAACTTGTTAGCGGTGTCGAGCTTCATACCGAACATGTAGGTAAGCAACTTCACCTCATCATCGCATTCCTTCTCCATTACCTGCAAGGCAGTTGGCTGATTTGAACTTGCGTTAGCCCCATAGGCGTTGATGTTCACGTTCTCAGGCATATTGCTGCCACCGAGTGAACCAAACACGCTGCGGTTATTACCGCCAAGCAACCAAGCACCAGCACCGAGTGCTGTGCCGATGATACCAAGGGTAAGACCAGCATTGCCTGTTGCCTTAGAAGCATAATCATCGTGCTTCTTTCCCTCTTCGTAGATTTTTTTCTCTACGACCTTTGCATCTGTCATTTCCATAATACAATCTTTTGAAATCCTTAATATTAACTAACACTATTGTAACGTTACGGATGCAAAGGTACGAAGAATAGGGGAGAGCAAATATAACTCTATCACACTTTCTTTTAGTGGTTGATTATCAGCGATTTAAGGTGATAGGAAGTAATATCATAAATAACAAAAAAAGAGAGGCAATCACTTACCTCTCTTACTCTTAATGAAGTGTAGTATATCCCACTTCTTCCAATACCTAGTGTGTCCTCGCTTCTTGCACTCGCCATTCGGAATGTCGCCCCTAGCCACCATACGATTGAGTGTAGCATCAGAAACGTGCAATTTTTCCTTAACTTCCTCGGTAGATAGCATCGGGTTGAGAGCATACGGCAGATAGTTCTCACAAAGGTCTTCTATCTCATCGCTGCTCATTCCGCAAGCAGTTACCTTCTCCCCTCTCTTCTCTTGCTCGTCTGCTCGAAAACAAGAATCCGATAACGATTTTAATAACACTCCCAAGGTGTGATAACCAAATAACTTTCCCATATCATTATAATCTAGAGATTAAACTTTGACAGCCCTTGCCTGAGTAATACTTATCGGCAAAACCATATACATAAAATATAATGGTCATTACAAGTATTACAACATTAGATTCCACCATTTCGTTGGTGGTAAAAACATTCCAGTATACAATATGAATAGCATTTATCCCAAATAGGTAGATGATCATCGGGATACGCCATCTGTAGCAGAGCCAAAAGAATCTGCTAGCAAGTATAAGCACAAGCGGATGGATGTAAACTGAGAAATAGATAAATGCTGCCGATACCCAATTCTCCTTAAACCATACGCACATTTCTTTTTCATGAGACGCAAATGTTACCATGCATGCAATATGAAAAAGCATGATAAACAGAGGCATCACTTCACAATAATACTTAAACCAAGTGAGTAGCTTTACGCTGTAGCCTCTACCTGCAAGGATAATGACGTTTATCATTTCGCTAACGTCCATGTCCTTAAACATTACTCTTGACAACTGTACAACACCGACTGATTGAACTAACCGATGGACTTCATCTTCTTCCTCTTTAGTCATAAATTCTTCTCCTTTTGTCTATAGTTAATTATTCGTAATTCGTTGATTTAAAATTAAATGATGTTGCAAAGTTACACTCTTTTGCACAAAACCATCGGAAATGAGAATATTTTTGTGTTAAACTTTATGAAAAGTAACAATCTGAAAGTTCTATTACCAAATTCTTGTTACCATTTTATCGTTTTTTGGTAACGGAAACATTGCGCTTTCAGATTATTTTCGTAACTTTGCGGCAGAAATCAAAACATTAAGATTATGAAAAAGTTAGAACCATACGAAAATCAAATGGGATACCTAGTAGGTGGCAGTAGGTTGCCATCAACTCCTGGAGAGCGAGAGTTGGAGCACAAGTGTAATCCGCACCCTAACGACTGGATAGATGGTGTCTATAGTTTCAACAAACTTCCTTTCGCTGTTAGAATGCAGAAAGGTCTAGTAACGCAAGCAGAGGAGGAACGAAGAAAAGGTAGATATGGCTATCTTAGTGATTTAATTCCATCTTGTGGCTCAAATGCTCCATATTTCGCTGACATGATAACAGAGCCTATAGAAAAATTCGATGCAACACACTTCCCTGACGGACGAGAAAAGAATAAGGCGGTCACTATGTAGTAACCGCCTTATCTGTTCTTATCCTTCGAGCAAATCAACTATCTGACCATATCCACCTACAGCCATAACTGGGCAGAGTATCTTCTTAATAAGTATAATGTCCTCGGCTTCGATGTCTACGTTCTCGGCATCCTTACCTATCTTGCAGGCTACCCGATAAGCACGTAGCTTTTCTTCGCCCGATAGCTGAATACTCTGATTGTCTATCACCTCGAAGAGTACCTTGCCTACAATATCGCCCATAATCTGTGGCTTGTAGGTTTCCTCTCCATTCTCGTTCTTTACTGGGGATACTATCACCTCACCCTTCCAATTCTTGAAAGGTACATTAAAATTCTTTTTCATATTTATATGTTATTTAAAAATTAGACACCCATGTTCCACATCACCCTCCAGTTGGATCCTGTATACACGACACATACCATCTCGTTCTGTGTTTTCAACGTAAAAAATGTGGTAACGCCACCAGGAGTATAAATCTGCGTACCGTCGGTCGTCTTCATAGAGTAATTGTGCCTGGTTGACCTTATAATCCAATACATCTGTCCTATTTCCGGGTTCGTGGGCAGACTGATTGTTACCGGACCAACCTCCACTGATGTATCTTCGCCTGTAATACTGTTATGCTTCTTCCAGGTTTCAACAATTTCTACGACTACATCATATTTTGACAACGTCTGGCTTGACGTAATAATTCTGAAACAAGGTCTGAATCCGGCAAAATCACCTTTATCACAAAATATTGCATGATTACCGCAAGGATATACCGAGTTAACGACGCCTGTATCTCTCGAAAGCCTATCTATGTTACCAGAGGCTGAAACATACAATGCGATATTCTTTAAATTTGCTATACCAATATTACCGCCATAAGATGGTGTTGCATGGTCGTACTTAACAACTATCTGCTGACCAACATAGTCCAATCCATATTTCCAGTTAGCTCCAATTATATTATCAATGCCATGAGTTTTGTTATCGAAGGAAATATACCCTGGTGTAAGCATGACTTTGTTTTGTCCGTTGATTCCATCTATACTGGTCTTTCCTATATTGAATCCACCTATATATCCGCTCGTAGCATACATTGCTCCCTCGCTCGATACGTAGAACGATGACTGGCTAGCTGTATCCCCACCAACAAACAATGGCGCATAAGTAGTATCATCTACCTTACACGCTTCAATCTCGTAGTTACCGAAATATCCCACCTTGGTAGTTCCATCCTCAGACTTCGCCCAAAGATGCTTTACCTCGATTTTATCAGCATCAATCAGGTTAGCATTGAGCTTGCCATCTTGGGCAAAGAGAGCAACCTCATTTTGATTGTATATAGTTACCTTATCGCCCTTAATAGCAACTTGATTTCCGCTAATAACAATACCAGCCGCAGCCAAATCCTTAACCAACTGAGAGAAGTCGGCAAGCTGACCGATACTCATCTGCTTGTTGGTAATGAGCGTTACTTTCTCCCTGAACACCTCCTCATTATCAGTACGTGCCTTGCGGTTGACACGCTGCGAGGCAAAAAGATGTACTACCTTTTTCATAGGCTATTATCCTCCTTTTAATGAGTACTGATATAATTGTCTATAACATCCGTAGCTACAGCCTTCGCCTTCGTGCGCCAATCCTGCATGGCGTTATACTCAGCTTCGTGTTCCTCGTCATCGGCATCAAGCTTCTTGCCATCCGCAATTTTGGCAAGATTAGCGAAATGGTTATTGATGATAGCTTGCATCTTATCGGTCGGATAAGCGGATGAGACAATAGCATCAACAACCTTACCTCGCTCCACAGGCTGCTCGATACGTACTACGTGTGCGGCATAAGCCATTCGGGTAGTTTTTTTGCCTTTGCTGCTATCCATACTATTTTCCAACTCAATCTGCTCAACATCGAAATTGATGCGAATATAATTACCCTCATACTCAATCAGACTAGGTGAGTAATCAAATGTAGACTTTCTAATTTCCATGATAATATCCTTTCTTTTTTAATATTACATTTATGCTTTTGTTCCTACGATTCTGGAATCAGGGTTGCCGCTCTGATTCATTCTACGCAACTTTCCCAGGAACGGGAATTTATCATTGTCTGAGCACCATTGCAACTGCTCAACGAGTTTCTTATTGTTAGTGAAGAACTTAAACTTCTGTCCATTCTCCTCAACGCTAACAACATTGCTCTTCCCTGACTTATGAACCTTGCTATCTACATCAAATTCAACATCAAGGAAAACAATAGTTCTCTCGGCAAAGTAGCTTGCACTCATCCTCTGACCTTCGAACATTCTCTTGCCGTTGGCATCTCTGTCCTCAATCTGCGGCATCTTAAAATCATCAAAACTATTCATTTTTGTTATCATTTTCCAAAGATTAAAACCATCGCAGTGCATCAACCAACCCTTGTAGCTCATAGCTACTTGGTATCTCCTCATAGGATTTTTAAGGTTGTGCATCTTCTTTTTGAATTTCTCCTTCATGCGCTTTCTTAACATTGTATGGTTGAAGTAAAAACGGTATCCTACGAAATCAAGGAAATGCGTATCATCAATTATCTGCATTCCGATATTATCGTGCAACTGCTGGTGCATCACTTCATCAGCATATTCCAATATGAAGTTGATGGCTTTCCATACTTCCTTATTATTCTTGCCGAGAATAACCATATCATCACAATATATCTCTACCTTGACATCGAACTTTCTACATACCAATCTACATAAGATACTCATATAGAAGTTGGTAAGAGTCTGAATAGGATATAGACCAATTCCTAGACCTTTCGGTAGAGCAAAGATAACTTCATATAAAAGTCTTCTAACTCCTTTATCGGTAAAGAAATCACACAGAGATTTGTATATCTCATGCTGGTCAATATTCTCATAGAACTTGATAAAATCAAGCTTGCAGTAATACAATCTTCCATATGACTTGTTCTCGTCTATCCATCGTTCTGTTCTGCGCTTCGCATAAATCATCCCTCTGCCTTTTACACTTGCACCACTCTCTATATAGAGAGCTCTTATAAGGTATGGCATCAGAACTTGCATCAAGGCATGCTGCTCAACGTGGTCTGGATAGTACGGAAGCTTATGCAGCTTTCTTACCTTACCGCAAGGGCATCGTCTCATACAATCGTGACCTTCGCTAGTCTTATAAGTTCCATCTATAAGACTTCTCTGTAATCTCAAAAGATTACCATTATAGTCTTTATCGAATATCACAACTCCCTTCTTGCCTTCCTTACCCTTGCGTGATTTCCTTACCGCAATATTGAGGTTGATCATATCACTAACAAGTTCTGCCCTGACCTTTCTGTGCTTCTTGCGAAGTTTAGCCTTGCGCTTATACGCCAGCTCTTGTGCGTCCGTCATTTTTATACTTCAACCAATATTTCAAAAATCGCTTTCCTTATCAATAGGCTTTCTACACTCTCGGCTCACTGGCTTTCGGTACATACGTACAACTGTATCACTTACTTGTGAGAGGGGGCTCTGTTGCAGTAGGACATACCCAACTACTCATACCCAACGCCTTTAATCTTCGCTCTGTCAGAATAAATATTCCTACATCGAGACAGGTTCAATCATGTGCTCTCTCGTCCAAAAGCTATCCCGTAGCTTTACGACTTGCAAGGAACAGTGTAAATTATATCGTCATTCTAAAAATAGAAATCTTGTGTAGTAATTCAAGCGAGCACCGATGTTCGTCCTCGAGTTCGAGAAACCGTTGTTCGAGTTCGCATACGAAAGACCGCATTGCGACCTGTTGTTAGCGTTACCCCCAACGTTCAGCAGCTCCATGATGTATCACCTTTTCTTCACCCACTCCATGGTTGTAGAAAATCTTATCGCACGGAATTGGGTTGTTTATATTTTTGTGCTTCTGCGAATCCTATTAAAAGGAGATTTCAACTTTCCAGTTTCAATCTTGCGTTTTATATTATTTTTATTAATTCTCTATTTCTGTCTAGCTCACTAGCAGATGTGCAGCCAACGCTAGGCGTTGTCTCACATCGCCATGAGCTCCGAACCGCTCACGATTGTCGGGTTTCCGTAGAAAGCCAAGCGAGCACCGAGGACCGTCCCCGAGTCCGAGAAACCGTAGTCCGAGTGCGCAGACGAAAGACCGCATCGCGACCAGTCGCTAGCGAAACCCCCAACGAACAGCAGCTCGCCACTTGTCGAAGCCCAGAATCCATCGCAGTAGTACGTACTGTCACTGCCTCCTACTGCTTGCGGAAAGGCATCCCAATGTGCGCCTAGCGTCTTGCGTGTGATAAACCCTCCATTAGCAGATGATGGAATAGTAAACTTCCTTCCATCAGCTGTATTGCTTACACGGTTTCCGCTATAGACAACAGCATATCTCGTATCGCCATCCATGTAGAAACGGATACCTGGACGGAACTCCCAATGCTTACCCCATAAGTCCTCAAAGCTAAAAAGCTTAACAGGATATTGGTCGCCTAGAGTAGCATCATTATAGAGTACCTTACCGCTGCCATCACCGAGAGAGATACACTTACCCATAGGTACATCACGACAAGCTTCCCATTTAGAATACTGGAATCCCGCTCCAATTACAGATTGTGTATTAAGGTCACCGAAACTTACTTGTTCCAAAGCTTCTATGAGACATTGAAATCCGTAGTTTGCAAGACCGAAGTTCGAACCAAGCTTCTGTGCGCAAGCCCAAAATGCGCTCATCGTTCTGGAATGCGAAGGGGCTACGTTAGGTCTTGAATGACCAACACCATTTTCATCTACGTACATTTTATATGCACCTACCCAGTTTGGCGAATCGAAAGTCTTGCCGCCCGAAATAGGGAACAATCCTCCGAATTGCATAGTTTTACCTTCTGCCTTGAAGTGACAGTCAGGAACATGAACCATCGTCTCATACTTAGACGCATCATCCACCTTTGTTCCGTCAGCAAAGAACTCCCATGTGCTAGCATCGAGTTTTGCTGCATAAGCTTTACCATTCACAACCTTCATCATATATCCACCCATTGCTCTCTGATACATATCAGCCATGAAAGGCGTTGGAAGAGCGAATTTAGGGTTAGAAGACTGCTCCAAAGTGATTGTAGGGTAGAAGATATTATTACCCATCATCTTCTGAAGGTCACTGAGGCTTAATCTACGAAGAGCACCATCTGCTACAATTAAGAAAGTTTGGTCGGGATTCATTGCCGACACGACTTTTTTCTCTGTTAATTTTACACCCATATTTATATTATATTTTAAGATATTACTAATCTATCAACGGATTGCCATCCTCATCAAGCAGGTAATTATCACCTTCGTCAAGGAGATAGTCGTTGGCAGGTCTCTGTCCGTATTCTATCTGTTCTTCAAGATAGTCACTCTCAACATCGCCAAGACCAGATTCCTTGATTGAGAAGTAGCATGAATCTCCCTCTTGCCACGACTTATTTGTAACGATATTACCATTAGTTGCTTCTGTATGCCATTGCAATTCTACGATGCGGTTAGGGTATTCAACAACCCTTCCGTTGTACTCCAATATAGCCTTGTTGCTTCTGTATATCTTACCCCATTCAATATCATTGCATACCATAAACTTAGGCTGCCCGAAAGAAGGATAGAACCTAGAAGCGGAAAATTGGAACTGAGCAACAGCCTTGCCGTTTATTACCGCCTTGATGGTATAATTATTCTTCTCTACAAGTCTAAGGTCAAGTACAATCTCTGATGCAGAGATAGATATAATCTCGTTAGGGCTTGCAGCAGACGAAGCAGACATCTTAGTCGTTCCTCGGTACAGCTCAATAGAGAATCCGCTTGTAATTCTATCCTTAGACTTATATACATCAATCGGAATGTGACATTCATACTGATTGCCGTCAAAGCAAGCGTTTCTTGCTTCCGTAGATGCCGATACGATATTATTAGCAACCTTATACTCGTAGAGAGACAACTTATCAAGGAACGGGTTGTAGGAAATATCTGTATCTTCCCGAATGCCCATACCATAAGTGTCTGCGCCCTTATCTGCCGTATACAGAGTGATAGCATCAGCGGTGATATGCAATATAGAGTTCGTTCTGTAATCATATAGGTCAGCTTCGAATTGCAACTGCTGCTTATCGTTACTTAGAAGATTCCTCTTGATAGTGAGTTTGCCACGATTAGTAGTATTGCTCGTATCAATACTATACTTACCGCTCCAAGCATCTATCTTAGATATATCCTTCCATTCCGTGCCAGTAGAAACCTTCCACACCATATTAGCAAGAGAGATATTCGACTGCTTGCTATCCCACGAATCATCCTTTGCCGAAGCATTGACTTGTGGATAAGCAACACATTCAAAACCGCTCTGAGTTCTGTCTGGGAAGAATTTATCACCCGACATGGTCTGCATGAATGGAGACTTAGGCGATGCGCATACTACCGATACAGAGGCATCCAGAGGTGCGTATTTTCTATTAGCCTTATTACTTACTATTGGCATAAGCGTTCCTCCTAATCTTCAACTGTTAAATAAGCATCTGCTGACACAGATACGCCGATGATGTTTTTGTTTTCGTCAATCGTATCAGCATCCCTCACAACGAATCCATCACTGACGTTCTTTGCCCAAGTCATTGTCTCCGAGCGTTTATTCTCGATGTTACCATTGCTATCAGTATAGATGACGAAGGTGACATTGCCAGTTATACTCTTCGGCACTAGTCCTGTCTCGCAGTTGGTAACGATACAGCGAAACGTCTGATTACTATCTTCATCAACCTGACCTACTGAATTAAGGGTAATCTGATAAATATCAGATATATCATCAATGCTGATACCTGTTCTATACACGGCAGCACCATCAACAACGAATTCGAGGACGAAGAGCTGATGACTATCCACATAGAGCTTATCAGTGTCTCCCGTCTTATCTCTGTGAATCGTTATTCCGCTTGCTGGATTATTGTAAGTACCTGCAAGGTCTGTTCCGCTGCCACGATATAGATTAATCGAATAGGTAGAAACCTCTCCACCTGCTGAGTTGAACAGCCAAGGTCTGAGGATAGCTTCTGTCTGTCCCTTGCTTAATACCGTGGTATCAGCCGACACACCTCCGAAATAAGATGAGCCACCCAGCATAGACACCAATATATCAATGCTTTTCTGCATTGGATATATGCTAGCTCCCAATACTGCATCACCCGAATATGTAAGAGTATCGGAATCTTGGTTAACCTTTGATGCGAGGTCTCCGATAATAGAGAGAGAACCATCTGCATGATTTAGCTTAAATCTATTATCAACAGTCGAAGTCTCCCATCCTGTTCCACTGAAACCGAAACCTAAATCCTTGCCGTTGTAAGCCCAAGCATGATTTGTCAGTGTCACATTATTTTTACGAGCAGAGCTAACATTCGGTGTGATAACAGGATGCGTTCCGCTCTCGCTCCATTTTGGCGATACGGTAAACGTGTCAGGGTTCAGACCTTGGAAGAGCGGTACGCCATTCGTTTGCAGACTGAGGGATAATGTGTCACCCTTCAATGTTCGTCTGACTGCTGCGGTTGCCGAAAGATGAATTTCCTTTCCCATATTTTAATCTCCTATTTTTTTAAACTTTAATATATTCTTTATGGATTTTTCCTGTTGTAGTCGTTGCCGTGAACGTGAATGTTGCAGTATCACCTTTGCCCAAATCATCTTCCGTTCCATCATTAGACCAGACAATATCTATTGAGCCATTGAAGTTCTTAACCTTATCCTTAGTCGCCCATGCAGCATCATCTAAGGAATCATCGGTTTTGCGTGTCACCTTCCATGATGCCACTCCGTTCGTCACATCCTTATCACCAAGCATTAACTTGCAAGTGATATTGTGTGTCTCACCTATGGAAATGCCGCTATAGACAATATCGGTATATAGGGTGACTTGCGGCTTATATATATTAGTAGTCGCCTTCCAATAAGGCGAGTCCTCAGATGGTTCTTCGGTCGTGGTCTGTCCTTCCGATACGATGCAGAGCCATCTTGTGCCAAGCCAAGTGACTTCGTTGTAGTATTCGTAGGCAGTCCCTTCCTTCCAATCGCCGAGATAGATGGGAGTCCATACCTTCTCACCGCTGACGTTTACCATCTTGAAGTATTTGGTAACGATATTGATGCCATCGAAACCAACGTCAAAGATAGATTTATCCTTTAAAGTATAGGAATTGACTCCACGGTACATAGTGAACTTCGGTGCAGAATCTCCTTCTGTCTCCATCATGAGAAGATGCTGGCGGCTTGTATCACTTCTGTTACCCATAAGAACGATAGTATCACCAGCAGCAGGATTGTCCGAGCCTTCCATGCAGTTGTCTTTGGCTATCTGAATCCATGCGAACTTCTTTCCGTCATAGAGCTCATGACCTTCAGCATCGGTGATTACCTCATTCTCTGTTGAGACCTTGGAAACAATTCTCCAATAGTCCTTGTTGCTGACGTTCTCATAGACACCAGCCTTGATATTGAATGTCTTGCACCTAACTTGGTCGTCCACCTTGAATGAGTTGATTGTGGCGGTCGTTCCATCATCAGCGAGGAGATAGCACTTCCAGCCAATCATTTCATTAGTTGTCTCGCTATATACTTCCTTGATGTAGCTTATCTTGCCAGCGGCAGGGGAGAGGACAATGTTACCTCCAACGTAGCTGAGTTCACGTATCAAGAGGGTGTTGAAGATTGCCTTGCCCCAGACTATCAAATCCGTTAGCAACATCTGATACTTACCATCGCTTCTCTGATTGATTGCAAAACCACTCTGCTCTGCCTCGTTAAAATCGAGTGATTTCAAGAGATTCACCAACACATTAGATAGGATAGCGTTACCACTTCCGTCTATGCTATAGCCGTTGCCATCGCCAATGATTAACCCCTGCAAGAACTTCTGTACCTTTTCCCAGGTAACTGTCCCTTTTGCGGTGTCGTCGGTTATCTTTGAGATAAAGTGCTTACTTCCTTCTGTTGCAATCTGGCCCTTGACTTGTGTAGTTGTCAAGCCTGCACCAGTTCCTCCATTTCCGCTTTGGAGCGACGAAATCTGCTGCTGAATCTTCTGGATAGTACCAACCTCTTTATCCTCACGAAGAGTTATGTCGTATGTCGGTATCTTGCCATCTTCTTCCTTGATAGTGAGCTGGTCGATAGAGATGATTCCTTCGATATTGAGGTCTGTATCATTGAAGTTCATCAGGTCGCCGGCCTTAAGCGTATCGTGGAGGCTCTTGATAACTCCGGTATCGTCTGCCTCCGCTTGGTCGTGCTGCCTTGCCATGAAAATCTCATCTACCTTAGGCTGATATACATACCTTGTATAGTCATTCTTATCAAGGAGCGCTATGGCGTATTTTAGAAGCTTCAGTGATGCAGCATTAACATACGAATCAGGAAGAGTGATGCCGGTAAGGACGAAATGGTCGCCTTTCTTGATAGGGTAATCCTTGTATGGGAACCACAGCTCAAGAGCATCATCCTTGACTCTCTCAATAGTAAGCCTCCATCTTCCATCAATCTTGGCTGATGAAGCTACCTTGAATGTTCGTCCGCCACACATACCATCCTTCATCGAGATGGAGAAGTCGTCATCCTTTAAGTCGTTGATATCAAAGTCGATAGCCTTTTTAAGATAGATATCAACATTCTTTACGGTTTCATTATCGCCAAATCTTCCGTCATCATCAGGAGCCACACCCTCATCAATCTCATCAACACGTACGCCACCGATTTCCATCTCCTCGATAGTAGGGTAGATTTCAATAACTCCATTTGTCTTATCATCTGTTTCAAAGAACTGTGATGCAGAACGAAGACCAATCTGCTCGATGTTGATAGAATCGATGTATGGCCTGTGAGGATCTGTGGAGAATTTATGCTGTCTCCCGGTAGGATTCACGTACTTCTTCTCTTCATCCGTGAGTGTGTTATAGAAATCACTCAGCGATACATGAGGGAATCCAGGCAACATAAGTCTGTTGATGGACATGTTGTTCGGAAGATTCTTTGCGTACTCCTTCATGGATGAAGGAACTGCCTTCTTGTTGAGACCGGACGTGATATACATCTTTGTATTTCCGGCCTTGACCTGTGCAATGAACGCATCCAGCTTCTCCTTTGATTCCTCATCTCCACTATCAACCTGAGTTCCTTTTAGCTCAGAGTAGAATCTGCATTTGTTAGAGTTGTACGCCTGTGTCACATAACCCGTAATGATAGTCTGGAAATCGAATGTTACCTGAAGAACCCAACCAAAAGACTGTTCCTGAGACTCGCCGGAAACAATGTATTTCCTCTTATTCTTGAAATACGTCTCGATATAATCGATGTCCAGTTCAAGCTCAACATTCGTGCTTGCCTCAACAACTTTCGTTATATTAGCCACATACTTTACACCTAGGTCGGCATAGTAGTGGGAAGGAAGATTCTTTTCGGAACCATAAGCTCTCAATCTCGTAACGACACTCTGGTCGGAATCAGCGTTTTGAACAATCTCATACAATCCTTCACCGAGACCGTACTTGAATATATGGTTTGCCTGTATTCCGGTAGTACCGACATATACGTTTCTTCCTCTGACGATGAAGTTTATGCCCCACTTCTCGTTCACAAGCGAAAGGGCCTGCCAACAGGTCTGTGAATCCACTGTGATAGACATCGATTCGATGACGTTATCTCTTGTTCCTTCGCCGTACATTGACATCCACTCGCTTTCCAGGGCACCACGCTGCACGGAACGCTCCATGTTCCTGGAGTAAATCTTCCAAAGGCCCTTACCAATCTGCTCGTCGAGGTTCGCCTGAATCCTGTCAAGCAAATCGTCCAGAGTCTGTACGTAGAATGGGAATTTCGGTAGGGCGGTGTAGTGGAGTTCGTTGTCGTTCAATACCACATCGAGGAATTCAGCTCTAGCAAGCTCATCCTGCAATGCATTGAACTTTACGCTGTCATATACGAAGCCCTCACCGTAGGTGTCAGGTCTTGCCTGCTTATCCTTGCCCGGCTCGTAGTTGAGCTCAAACCGCTCGCCACGATAGACAATATAGTCGCCTATCTGAAAGTTGATAGGCACTTCATGCTTGAAGTTGATAGTCAAAAAACACTCACCCATCCAGGAATCAGAGTACTCCAATCCATGAACGGTTATCTGCTCTCCGTTAACGTCTGTCAGCTTCGAGCCATCCTTATGATAAATATTCCAAGCGCTCATCTGTATGCTATACTAAATTTGAAATATTGCCCTGTGTATCCTTAATCGGCTTAATATCAGTAACAGGGTCGTTAAACTTGAAAGTAATAGAGAGGACTAGCAAGTCCTCGTTATCCGGATCTCTATATAGGTTTGGATCAATATCCTTAAGTCTTACATGCTGTCTTCCGATTCTATTGAAGTCGCAATACATCTTCATCATGCCTGACTTGCGGATGTAATCAATAAAAGCCTTACATTTCTCGTTAGCGCCGAAAGCCTCGCCGTGGAACATAAACTTTACCTTATTCTCGTATGCCGCCATATAAAGTCCATCCTTTCCGATATATTCGTCATCACCATGCTCATCGTGCCACTCCCTTTTCGGTGGTTCCTTGACAGAATCGCAAGGCTTGAACGGGTTCTCGGAAACATACATGCCGAAGTCGGCGATGGAGTCCTTCACCTCATTCCCATCGCCTTCCTTCTGCATGTATATCCTGAAATGTTCTTTCATACCTTAAATCAACTTTTTATAATTGCAAATATACAAAATAATACATAAATATTCAAGAGATATCCGATTAAAAATGTATAAATATACAAAAGAGGGCACAGAAATAGATCCACGCCCCCGATTATTACTTCATCTTCAATGATTTTGTTCCGTTAAGAACTCTATTGAAGTTGTCGTTATACTCAACGAATATACTTTCAATCCTCTCGGCCGCATCCGCATTGCGTAACGTATTTCGAGCAATCGCATTGAGTTGTGTCAGCTGAGACTTCGCGATCTCACTCATCTCTGGATAGTACTTAGCTTGTTCTGCTCTCATGACAGAGCAATCGAGCCTAATTGCGTTGAGGTATGAGGCAATCAAGTCTCCGGCCTCCTCGGTAATACTCTTGACTGAGTTCCTTGATGACGAACTGCTGTTGTCGGACCATCCATATACTTTCTTAAGATAGTCACGAGTAGCTTCTATCTGCTTTGAGAGCTCATCTGTGCTGTTCTTTACGTCGGCATACTCGGCTCCTGTGTATTCTGAAATAACATTTCCGTTGGAATCCTTAATCTTGTCACCATTCTCAGCGTACCCCTGAGTCTTCTTCAAAAGAGCCTTAATCTTGTCTCCATATTTATTCTCAATCATGGAGTTCAAGATGGTCTTCTTCAGGTTGTCCTCAAAGTGCTCAACGAGATTATCTGACGAATTCTCCATCGTTGCCATTGCGTCACCCCAGGAAGACACCAGGTCAGAGAACTTGTTACCGGTCAGCTTTTCAGTCACCGCCTCAATCATGTCATCAGCCTTCTCGCCATACTGGATGAGTTTTTCCAGGTAATCCCTGAACTCTGAGTCCATGTTAGCCCAAAGACCAGTGTAATCCTTCTTGATCTTCGACAATGTATCAGCGTTCATGTTAAGCATGTCTTCCATGCCATTGAACTGAACGCCATACTTCGAAGAGATATCGCCGGCAACATCACGCCAGTTCTGACCATTGTACTTGTACGAACCCTTCCACATTCGATACCAGATGGAGTGGGAGCCAGCAGACGAACCAGAGTTGAGCCTCTTCTGGGCTATAACCTTAGTCTGCTCAATCTCGGCTTTGAGCATTTCCTGAGCTTCCTTGGATGCCTCTATGGCCTCAGTACCCCAATGGATATTCATATACTCAGTCTTCTTGGAGATGAGGGAATCCCAAATGGATGTAAGGTTGTCGTACTCAGCCTTCGCCTTTTCGTAACTGCTGTAGTCTGCGCCGAATGCCTTGATGAGAGAACCACCAATACTCAACGCTGCGGAAGCGGCTGCCGCGTATGGACCAGCCCCCTCTAGAAATCCAAGACCCTTCATTTTACTTAGGGTGTCAAAGGCTCCAGCTGTACTTGCTGCCGAAGAGAATGCGCCTGATGCTCCACCAACAATTTGACCAAGGATTGAATCCTCTTCTCCCATAGCCTTAAACAGATTGATTACCGGGTCAAGAACCGTATTGAGTGCCTGCATCTTCGTCGCAAGTTCAGAGATTGCTTTAGACGAGTCGGCGTACGCTGACTGCTGATCATCCTTCAGACTCGCCTTTGTTCTTACGCCGCCTGCGATACCAAGTCTAGAAGCCTCCTCCTTGGTGACGAATATCTTCGCAGTATCGCCCATGCCGCCAAGACGCTCATTTATGAACTTCCCGATAGCCTTACCGCGATTCACTCCTCCGAAGATGAAACCGAACGGATTTCTGCTAATCTGCTCATTTCTGAGCTTATCTAGGGCATCTCTGAGTTGTTTGATGGATTCTACAGACAGACCGGTAGTCATGGAGAACTGGTCAATCTTCTCAATCATCGAGTTGATTGTTGCCGAGGATACCCTATCGAGGTCATCGAAGATAGCAACCCAATCAGATTCCTGCTTGAACTGTTCAAACTGGAGCTTTGCCACATTCTCGTTGTGAGTTTTTGTGGCTCCGGCCTTGGCTCTGTCTTTCATCTGTGGGTCTTCGATGCCCTTGATGAGGTCAAGCTGTCTCTCGTATTTTCGGTTTTCATCCTCAATCTGCTGGGCGATGGTTGCATTCTTTTCAATCAGACTAGCCATCAGGTCGATGGTCTCCTTCTTGATCTTATTGTTCTCATCTTCCAGCTTTTTGCGGATATCGTAAACACGAGTCTCCTCGCCATACTTATCCTTGACATTTTCAAGACTCATTCCCTTAACCTCGTCCGTAGTCAAGTTAAGTCCGGACTGAACGTTGTCGTGCTTTACCGCAATATCGAGCTGCGCCTCCAGGAACCTCTTGTATGTATCAAACTGAACAGTTCCTCCGAAAGCTATGTTTTCTGAACCCTTCTTGTTTCCTGTCAGCTCATATATCTTCTTGTATGTCTCATACTGCTCGGATATAACATCAAGCTGCTTGTTGAGCACATTCAGCTCATCTCTTCGCTGGTCTTCAAGAAGCTTTCGGTTTTCAGTCTGAATACCGGCCTTCTCGTTTGCAGCGTAGTCCAATCTGTCCTTCGTTGACGCAGGGAGAGTCTTCAAGAGCTCCTTGATGGAAGTCTCGTAGTTGGTATAATCAGAGATAGGGAATCTCTTCTTGTCACCAAAGATAGCCTCAAACTCTCCGTCGTTTGCTAGTTGACCGAGAGCACCCTCACCGTAAAGTTCCTTGAACTTCTTGATTTCAGCGTACATTTTCTTATACAAGTCGATGCGATCACGGAGATCCTTCAACTGTTTATCTTCTTTGCGACCTGAATTTCTATTTTTCCCTTTCGGAACCTTATTGGACTTCTTTCCGCTTCCGTCATAGTCGTAATAAAGCAAATCTTTTGCGGCCTGCTTTGCCGTCTTCCAAGCCGTATAGAGCTCATCGGTTTTTTTTGCTTTAGAAGCCTTAGCAGAAAGATACTCGTTCTTGGCTTTATCAATATCAGACTGCGCTGAATTTCTAGCGGAATACCAGCTATCCTCTTTGCCCCACTTTTCTGCAAACGCTTTGTACTTTCCTGATGTCTCGCTCATAATGAGACCGCTATATCTGCTTGGTATTCTTTTCACAAGCTCACTCTGCAAGTTATTCAGCTTTTCGCCACCGTCAAGAACGAGCCTGATAACAGCCTGGAAGTTTGATGCAGCAAGCATATTCTGAAGAGTACGTTCCAGTTCCGGATATTGTCTGATGAGACCGTTCTTGGCATCATTCATCAGCTCTTTCACCTTCGCCTTCTCCGCGTCGTTAAGTGGAATACTTGCCTTTATCTTCTCGCCAATCATCGGGAAAGACTTATCAATCAAAGCAATCATACTATTAGATACCTCTGCCTGTAGCCATGCACTCTTGTCCCCACACCCGAATGCCTGTAAGATAGATGTTCTGATAATATCAGCCTTATCCTCTGGAATACCCATTGAGGAGAATATACCACTCATAGCCTGCATCGCGGCCTCACGCATTTTTTCATCTTTCCCGATATCGCCGAACCTCTTCGCAAGCTCCTTCTTTAGTGATTCTATATAGTTGTCGTATGCAGTTTCATTAGCATACAACTCCTTATCTCCCGTGGAAGCGTCAGAGGCCATAGCTGCTACACGCATCTCTTCTCTCTTCTTGAAGGCATCAATAACATCTTCCGTTGCATCACTCAAATCCGAATAATAGCCTCTGTTGCTGAGCTTTGCGCTAGCAATATCATTGGCTTCTTTTAGCAGCTTAATCTCTTGCTCAAGATACTTAAGACGATCAGCGTGACTTTTCTTTTCTTCTGCCGTCATCAGCATATTCTTGTAACTATAAGGGGCAAGTTCTTTCAACTTTTCCTTGTAGCTATCAATCATATTGTCAATCTCCTTTGTGTCGCCACCGGATATTGCAATGTTCACGTTGTTATCACGGAGAAAATCTCTTATCTGCTTGTTTTTGTCGGCAATCTCATCCTGAGTCTGCTTTATCTTTTGACTGAGCTCCTGATATTCACTGATAGCGTATGTAATGCCAAAAGTAACAGCAGTAATGATAAGGCCAGGTAAACCTCCTATAGCTGACCAGATTCCAGCTGCAAGAGTCTTAGCTCCTGTACCTATAACTCTAAATGCAGCCAAAGCCGATGCCTGGAATCCTGTCCACACATTCTTTACAGAAGACAAAGTGGTAGTAAGAGACATAGAACGCATTGTCGCTAATGTGCGCAACATTTCCATCCTAATAGTCTTCTCGCCGGTCTGTCTCAGCACAATACCTCTATATATGCTATATTGCTCGGCTGTGATTTTGCCAGATAATCGCAACTGATTGAGCTTCTCGGTCGTCAATGCTCTAGCGTTAGCCAGTGCTCTCAGGTCTGCTCCTGTAATCTGATTCTTCGTTGCGAGAATCCTTTGCTCTATCTGTGTTAGTGCCTGACCCTGCAACACCTTATTCTGAATATCAGATGCGAGATTTGCCTTATTCGAAAGAAAGCTGGAAGCCGTATTTCCTGCCGCCATCTTCTTGAATGCGTAGCCTGCGAATATTGCGCCAATAGGCATCGCAAGAGTGTGCAGGGACTGAACCAGAGCAGTTGCTCCATCAATGGCGGTCTTGAAGAACTTACCAACGAGCGCATCACCACTCGCAAACTCGGCAAGCATAATCTCCCAGGCATCCTTCAATTTATTGTAACGTCCAAGCAGAGTCTCACTCAGAACCTGCTGCATATTGTAGAACTGACCGCCTGCATCTGTCATTTGCCAAAAGATAGACTTCACATCATCGAAGCTTACCTCTCTGTTAGAGATTCGAGTCTTAATCTCTGATGTAGAGACATTTCGACCCTCCTGCTTAGAGTAGAACTTTGATAACTTATCAAGCAAAGGAATGCCGGCGTATGCAATCTGACGAAGTTCCTTGCCATCGAGCCAACCGCGAGCCTGTACCTGGCCAAACGCCAATGCGATACGGTCAAAGCTAACACCAAGACCGGAAGACATATCCGCAAGCCTCTTGGTTGTGTCATAGAGCTGGTCGTACTCAACTCCATACGCAGCCAACTGCTTAACATCTCGGTTCAACTCAGAGAACGTAAATGGCGAATTAAGAGCGAGTTCCTTAATCTGATTGAACATTGTATCCGCATTCTGCATATCACCAAGGATTGACTGGAGAGCAATATGCTGCTTCTCCATCTCACCACCAGTAGTGATGATGCTCATAGCGAACTGCTGTGCGCCGAACACAAGACCTCCCTGCAAGAAAAGTGACTTCAAATCCTGTACGGTTGAATTCAGCTTTCCTGCATGACTGTTGGCTCTCTCGAAGCCGCGGACCAAATCAGACTGAACCTTTGCAGCCGTTTGAGCAATCTCCTGTTGCCGCTTCTGTTCAAGTTCAATTCCTCTTTGAACCTCTCGGTTTACTGCTTTCTGGTCTTGAAGAACTCTCGAAGCTAATGTAGTATCATGACCGCTACCGATGTTGCCAAGCTGGCCAAGATAACCCTTCCATCCTATAGGAGACGAAAGGCTGTCTTTTATATTTTGCAGCTGTCTCATTATAGAAATGAGTCTATGTATTTCAGCCTCCGTCTTGCTTACATCTGCACCGATAGAGATACCCCTGCTGTATTCCGAACGAAGCTGACGAACCTTGTTGCCGAGAGAATCGTATCGGCGTTCGGTGTTCTTCAACTCGTTCTGACGCTGCTTCTCATTTGCTTTTGCCTCGCGTGCTGCGTCTGCCTCGTCTTTCTTTCGCTTTTTCTCAGCATCTTGTTCTGTCTTGTATCTTTCTAAGATAGCATTCTTTACAACTTTAGCATAAGTCTTTGCTTCATCTATAGCATTGAGATATCCGGCACTCTTTACGACATCAGATGCTGTGAGTCCTGTGATAGGATGAATACCTCCGTTATTCCTGATCTGTTCTAATTCAGTCCTGTATTTAGACAGCTCTGACAACGATTGACGTATGTTGTTCGTTGAATCGACGCCAAACATCTGTATTCCTTCACCATGGCGTTTGTTGATTTCGTCAATAATAGAAGATAACTTATGAAGTTCTCTCTCTGCCTTATTTGCCTCAGTGGCAACGCTGTTAGGGAATATGTTGAATCCAGCACCTTCCTTAGACACCTCTCCGAGTATGCGTTCTATTTTGTACAACCCGTCCTGGACAGACTCCAACTGCTGGAGTTTTTTCGAACTAAAGAAATCTTCGCTTGAAAATACGCCAATGTTACGACGTAATTCTTTAACGAAGTTGTTTAGCTTTTCAAAACTACGACCTCCCTCATCTCCAATACCTTTTGTTGCTTCGGATATTGCTTCCAAAGCATTCTGCGCCTGCTTACCAGTAGCATCAATCTTGTTTAATTCTTTGGTAATCTTTTTGGTTTCCTCTTCAATTCTCGATTTGAGAGTGAGCGAGAAACTGAGGTCTCCCATATTTCCACCTGCCATATCCTGAATATTTTAAAATTAGAGTTTATTGTTTAAGTAATCAGCAAGACTTATCTTCTTGCCAATGAGGCTTCCCTCATTCTTCTTTTTCTCCACCCACCTGTCGTAGAGGTCATCCATCTCCTTTTTGGTGTGCTTCTTTGGACCACCTTCCTTCTTGGTCTTAGGATAGACAACAAGAGGCTGGTCTGCAACCATGAGGTCAATCTGTGCCGATGAATAGCCCCACCAGTAGTCGTAGGCTGCAATGAAGTACTTGCGCTGAAAGAGGAAACCGAACTTCTCCGCTAGCGAGAAGGCTGCTCCCCAGCTGGTTCTGCTTGGATAGCTTTTGCTTCGCTCCTCGTCATCGTCATCATCACGTCCGTCATCCCGGTCGCTAATATGGTAGCCAGTGAGAATGCGTTCGATGGAATTTTTTTTTTAGAAACATCGAGAACTCTCAGAACCTCGGTCACATCCACATCCTTGATGTAGTAGAGCCAGCGCCAGTAGATCCAATACAGGAATCGTATCTTCCAGATGTTGTTGAGGAGAATGCAGACACAAATCTTGACGTTGCGCTTCCATTCGTTCTTCTCCTTTGCCCTGATGTGGGAACACCTGCTCATGGTTCCCTTGCGAAGCCAACCGAGCTTGTGCTTCTTTCCACGGAACACGAACTCGGTAGGCTCGTCGTGCAGTACGCTGTCGAGTAACTCCTGTAAGTCCACCGAAGGCTGCTCTATTTTCTTTTCTTCTGCCATGATTGTATGCTATTAAATGAAGAAGGGCGGCACGGCTGTTGATTAGCCTGCCGCCCAACGGTTTGTTATCCTGAATCTAATTACCTAAAGAAGCCTTACACGTCGCCAGTTGTTGTGCCCTTAGTAAGCCAAGCGATACTGCGCTTACCTGCACCCTCGATAGAACCAGAGAACTTGAATGCAACCGGCTCTGTACCTGAGTTGTCCCACTGCAAGGTAGCGTAGAGAGCGATGTTGGTGATAACCATGAGGTTCTCCTTCTCGTCGTCAACAATAACAATAGTACCCTTGATCTTGAACTTCTTAGGCTCAACAGCGATACCTGTAAAGCCGGTAGTAGCGTCGAGAGTAGCGTCACCTGTACCCTTCAGGGTAACCTTGGTCAGCTCGGTGATAGCATCCTCGCCGAACATAATTGTCAGCAAGTCCTTTGCCTTTGAAGGAACAACGAACTCTACGTTGAAGTCGCCGAGCTCTGCGGTAGTTGCCCAGTCGCCTGCAAGACCGATAACCTTGTAGTGGTTGATGGTTGGGTCATCCATAGTCGCCTTCAGCGAGTCAACGGTAACCGGAAGCTCAACGTCTGGAGTGATGTCAACTGTAGCCTTGCTCAAATCGGTAATAGCCTTTGAGTAGAGCAGCATTTTAGGACCATTGAAAATGTCCTTCATCTTGTCAATAGTTGTCATAGCCATAATTTAAAATATTTTAAATTGTTATACCTGAATACTTATTTCGTACGTAACCTTCCCTGTATGATCGTCACGGAAAAACCGGCGCCATCGTCTGTTTGTAGTGTTATACGAGGATTTGAAACAATGAGATTTTTTGTAGAGATTGGAAATCTGTCCATAATCTCCTGGACTTTCTCGTCAACGCTAGATACATCGAATGTATTTGGATTGCTTGCTGAAGCTTTATCGCGCACATACAATTCGATTTGAGCTGTAGTGGTGAAATCGTTGTAAACTCCACTTGAGTTCATCTCATTGTTATAGATACTAGATGGGAAGTATACCACGATATAGCTGTTGATTTTCGTATCAACTGCCTTTGGTCGGCTCCGGGAGTAGAGCTTGTCGCAAATTCCCTTCATTGCATTACCGACATCGAAATATAGAGTCTTAATACTAACCATATTTTACATCGTTCTAAAGTATCTAACCAAATATTCTCTAAGAGAGGTAATCACGTCGTGACCTCTCTTAACCTCGACAAACTTAGCGTAATCCACACCGGCAACAAGGAGCATCTGCCATGTGGCATCGTACTTTCCTTTGTTGTGCTCCCTGGAAACAAGTTCATCCCACGCCGCGTTTGGACCGTATTCGCCACCTTCTCCGTATTCACCCTTGTAAGGTCTCCTTCCGCTGTCTTTGAAGGAGAACGAACTGCGATAATACTTATCGAGGTTGTATCTCTCTCCAGCAGCAAGGGTTACTCGGGTTGGCTCTGGGCCAGGAGCATAATGAATCGACTGCAATGAGCCGTTGTAATATGTACCGATGGCTGTTGACTTGTACAAGTTACCGGTTACGTCATCATAGTTTCGAGACTTGTCAGCAGCCTTCATTGTCATTTCAGCCGCATGTTCCATCTTCTGCTGCATCTTTGCTACAGCCATCTGACGGATTTTTTTCTCGACCTGTAAAAACTGACCTGATAAACTTGTCATAATCTAAACCCTTGTCAAATTCCAATACACAACAGTCCTGTTATTATCCGGCTCGCAGTCCTTAACCATACCTACCTCTGTGTTGTTGCCGACAGTGGAGTAGAGGGTGTCGCCGTCAAGAGGACATCTGTCAGCATCCCATTCGTCATATCTGACCGGAATCGATGCCTTCCTCTTGTTCTGGTCGACGTTCTTGTCTCCCTCTGTAGTAGTATCTGTGTAGCTGCGGCCTTCGCCATAGTAGAGAATGATTTCCTTGTCCTCACCAACTGGAGCATCATCATCGGCAAACGGGTCATCAGGGTCGGCTTTTCCGACGACCTTCCTCACGATCTTGATGATGTGAGGGTATCTTGGGTTTCTGATGTTTTCCTTTTCCATACGCCTTATTTGATGATGTGAGGGAGAGGTTCTCCCCAAGGAGAATAATTCGCCCTCTTTACTCCGTGGGAGGTCACCCGGAAGGTGGACTTCTTCTTGAGCATCGAATCAGGCTCCAGCTCCGCATAGATAGCGTTAGCCTCTGCCTTCATCTCGCTCCTGTCGTTATCCGACATATCATAGCCACCTCCCGAATGAGTCCATCCGTTATCGGAGTCGGAGGTGTTGTTCACCTTGCTCGGACCAAGAACAAACCATTTCAGCATGTCGGCATAGGCAAGTCTCACCTTGTCCTTGTCGCAGGCTTCGAGGTCGATGCCATTTTCAAGCTCCCTGTCGTGCATGATGCCCAACAGAGCCTTTATCGGCATCTCGAACTTCACCTTATTAATAAGGTAGTCGTTCACAGTGTAAATGTTCATCTCCGAATCCATAGTCATACAATCTAGTTACGTTAATAGTTCCAAGACCGAAATTAATCAGTCTTGGTAATGTCCATAATGCAATGGTCTGGGAAGTCGATGAGAGCTGGGCAAGCAGAGAACATGATGTCTGTATGCCACTCCATGTACTTACCGTTAGGAACTACTGAGTTCATGAGCAGACCGAGACCATCGTTGGTTGTACCGAACAGGGTAGAGATAGCATTGTTACCAGCATACTCAATCAACTTACGATCGAGACTGTCTGTGCGCTCGAACTCACAGGCATCACCGGCAGGACGGAGCACAACGATGTTGTCAGACCAACCCTGCTTGTACTCGTCGGTTGTATGAGTAAGGTTACGTTCCTTCTCGGTAACAATCTCGATAGGAGATACTCCCTCGAAGTCAACGAATGCCTGGATGAACTGCTCTTTGCTGATAGGCATTGTCTTGGTAGAGGCAATGTAGTTCAGCTGACGGTAATTGGTAACGAGTTCGCGGACCTCTGCGTTCTTCAAGAATACATTATAGAATGTATTGCGAGTCATCTGCCAGACCAAAGCGCCATCGAAACCACCGCGGGTCTCGCGATACTTGGCTTCCTTCTCCTTCATGTAGGTAAGGATGGTAGCAGAAGGGTCAGCCCACTTCTTAGCACCGCCATTGATGAAGTTGTCACCGTATTCGATAGGGTCGATAGCCTTGTGCAATGGGGTAGAGATACCACGACCAATACCAGAGTAATCGATCTTACCGGTAGACATCAACTGAGCGGTCATAAAGTTCATTGTTGCATCAACTGAGTCGATACGGGTCTGAACCTCGTCACTCCAGTCTGCCAAGATATCGGCGTCGTTGCCGAACTCCTCAAACTGCTTGATGCGTGCATAACGCTCAACTGCGGTCTCAACATAACCAGGAGTGATGAAGTCAGGGATAGAAGCGGTGTACCACTTATGTCCGTTCTTGTCCATCTGATTAGAATCGCCGAGAGGAGCACGGAGGTCAGCCATAGGAGCTGCCTTCAACTTGCGAGCCTTTACGTTGAATGTTGCCAAGCCATAGTTGTCGGTAGTTGTCAGGAACGAAGCGTTGTGTCCCTGTGTCTTGTACCAACCGTAGTTAGTGAAGAAGACATCCTTTCTATCAAGGAAACTCTGCAAATATGCCGTATTCTCCTGAGAACCGAAGAACTTGGCAAGTCGCGAATTATTAAAATCAAATTTTGCCATAATCCTGAATCAATCTTTAAGGTTAATAATTAGAGATGGAACCATCCGTTAACGCGACTCTTGTTGAGAGCCTTGATTGCAGGAGGGATTGGAGACATCCTGTCGATGTACATAACGGTGTCGTCGTTAGCAAGGAATGGGGTAAGCATATAGCGAGCACCATCCTCGAAATCGTTACCTGGAGTGAACAGGAAGTCGTAGTCGCACTGAGCATAACCGTTAGGGTTGGTTACCATAGGCTTCTGTGCGTCGCCGGCAGCTGCTGCCTCAACGAGTACCGCATCCTTTGCTACAACACCGAGTGTTGCTGACAAAGTAAGCTTCCATACGTCTGCGCCTGCTTCGGTTGTCTTCTCAACACCTGTAACCGTAACTGCTGTGCCTGTGCCATCGAGAGAGTCAGGAGCCACCATGATATTGTCTCCAATGAACGGAATATGCTTATAGCCATCACGTACAATAAGGAGAGTTGTGTCAGTAGCACCGGTCTTCTTTGCGCACTGATAAGACTTAAGAATCTTAACAGTTGCGCCTGCGTTGCCATAGATGCCAGGATCATACTCCAGGAAGTCACCGGCGTAAATCTTTGCAGGACCCTTGAAAGGGTTGAGCAACTTACCACCAGTTGTAGGAGTACGGAAAGCATCCTTTGCGGCGCCAATCAACTTGACGAATACATAGCGGATACCGCCGATTTCGCCACGAGCCTGGATGAGGGAACGACCTGGCAAGAAGCCGCTACCATTCATCCTTTCACTGTAATAAGGAGAAACTGTTCCCATAATCAATAAATAAATTTGTTATCCTGAATACTAATTTTTATTCGTCCTTAGGCTTGTGTCGAGATCTGATAGTTGCAACATCATCGAACTCGTGTTCATCTACGGTTCCGGTTCCTCCGGCTCCGCCACCTCCGCTTCGAGGCTTGGTGTCTGGATTGATACCCGCTTCCTTGAGGTCAGCATTGTAAAGAACCTCTGCCTTACCGACAAGATTCTTAATGTCTGCTTCACCATCAGGAATCTCAAGCTTATCCAAAGCTGTCTTAACGAAAAACGAATTCAAAGGAATATTGGCTTTCTCAAACTTAGCCTTAAGACCTTCCTTAATGGAGTTCACCAACGCCTTCTTTGCGTCAGCTGCTTCCTTCTGCTCTCGCGCCTCACGCTCCTTCTTGACTTCACCAATGAGCTTCTTTGCCCACTCAGGCATATTCTCTTCGTTAGGAATTTCGTCTTTTTCCGGCTCTTCCTCGTCAAGCTCAGTTTCCTTTGCCTTCTGACGTTCTTTCGCCTTCTTCTTGTATTCCTTAACCTGCTGAGAAACGTCAGAATGGAGATTGCCGTCCATGCGTTTCAAGCGATTTGTAACCTTGGTGACCAACTTAGCGTTTGCAGCTTCGTCTTCACCAAAATCTTCGAGTACGTCATCAAGTTCTTCATTGATGGTTTTCTCGCTAATTGTCAACTTGGTACTACCGAGTTCCTTGTTGACCAATGCTAAGAGTTCTTCTCTTGTCATGTTGTTTTTTGATTAAAAATGTTATCCTGAAGCGGTTCTTCCACCTCAAAAAATGTATAAATATACCTTTTGTTTTGCAAATATATGAATAAATATGCAATTATACAAGAAAAATTGTATATTTTTGCAGTATTAAATGGATATTTATGCAGAAAGATGTATTTTCAGGATTAAAATTGGATAACGGAGAGCCTATTTACACTCAAGAGTATATCCAATCATTAAGAGACGCCGACAAGAAGCATCCCGACAAGCTGAAGATTATAGCTCAGCGTGGCGGTCAGGAACGAATGCTGTCTATTGATGCTGATATTAAGATAGTTGGAGGCTCGCGAGGTGGCTCTAAATCGTTCTCTTCCCTTATGGAAGTTCTGAAGGATATCAAAAATCCAGATTTTCATGCAACGATTCTTCGCAACGAAAAAGACGACTTACAGTCCTTAGTTACAGACTCTTATAAATTGTTCTCCCAATTTGGAACTTACAATAAGTCACAAAATGACATGACCTGGAACTTCGATAACGGAGGATGGCTCAAATTCTCGTACTATGCTGGAGCCTATCAGGACTTCAAGACACGATTCCAGGGTCGCCAGTATGCCTATGTCTGCATCGATGAGGGTACTCAGTGCCCATACAAGAAGTTCAAGTACCTCTTGACCAACAATCGAAACGCAGCGCATATCCGAAATCGCTTCTGGATTACCTGTAACCCAGACCCGGAATCTTGGGTGAGAAAGTTCATTGACTGGTGGGTTGACGAGAACGGCTACATCATACCGGAACGGGACGGAGTTATACGATACTGTTTTATGGACGGAGATACACCTGATTCAATCTACTGGGGCGATACAAGAGAAGAGGTATACGAGCAGTGCAAGGGCATTATCGATAGCCTTTGGAAGGATAGCTATGAGGAACTTGGTTATACAAAGCTCGAAATGTTCATCAAGTCGGCAACATTCGTTCGCGCCGACGTATCAGAGAACATCAAGCTTATCTCTACCGATGCTTCATATCTCGCCAACCTTGCCCAGCAGGATGAAGAACAGCGTATGCGAGACCTGGAAGCCAACTGGAACTGGAAAGCTGCCGGCGATGACATGATCAAAATGGAAGACCTTGAAGAAATTTTCGATAACGCCGAACAGACAGGAGATGGAAAGCGAAGAGCTTCTGCCGATGTCGCATTCACCGGCGGCGATAACTTCGTGATGTGGCTTTGGGAAGGATGGCATTGTAAGGACTTGGTTGTGTTGAGGCTGGACCCTAAGACGCTCGTTTCTGTAGTTGAGGCCAAGCTAAGAGAGTGGGGTGTGCAGGAATGCAACTTTACTTACGATATGCAGGGTATAGGTCAGTATTTCAAGGGATTCTTCAAGGATGCCATCCCATTCAACAACCAGGCAGCACCTATCCCTCAGAATCATCAAGAAGAAGCAGGTATCAAATACCTATACAAAGACTTGAAGTCTCAGTGTGCATGGCTATTCTACAAGATGATAAAAGAGAAGCAGATTTCCATCGACTCGTCCCTGCTCGAAAGGAAGTATTCTGGAAACGGATTCGACAAGGTCCCTCTTAGACAGATTCTTCAGAAGGAGCGAAAGATGCTTCGGCGCGACGAGAACAGCGACGATAAGGGATTCAAGCTATTGCCTAAGAAGATTGCCAAGAAGTATGTTGGGCACTCGCCTGACTTCTTTGAATCTTGGTTCTACGTAATGATATTCAGTTTAACAAAAAAGAAACATAAAAAGGTAAAAGGATTATGGAGAATTTAAATTTTAGAGAAATACTCGTAAAGAAACCATTCTACGAGCTTAAGCCTGACGGATATATGAGTCACGGCACTTTCTCCGACAAGGTTGGTGATAGGAGTATGCAGAATATGCCTTACGACCCTTGTGTATGGAGAGTAAAAACCCAGTCCGACTTCCTTCGTGAGTACTTCACAAGCGGACACAGAATCTGGGACAAGAATGCGTATCCGGATATAATCAAGGAGAATCCTGATTGGGACCCGGAAGATCCTTCTACCGGCAATCATTATTACTTGCAGCCTATTACAAGATGCGCATTTGCTTTCCAACAGGTTATCGCAACAAAACACACCTTACACCTAACCGGAAACGACATTCAGTTCGAACTTGCAGACAGCACAGATGAGCTTGAAGAGGAAGAGGAATCCCAGAAGAACCTCAATGTCTTCAAGAAGGGATGGCTTATGCACAATATGGAGATTGCGTTCTTTGAAGCGGTAAGCTCTTACATGATCGTTGCAGAAACCGCCGCAGTCGGCTATATCGACAAGGGAAAGTTTGGAGTTAAGGTTCTGTCATTCAAGAATGGAGACTATCTCTACCCGCATTACGATTCAATAACAGGAGGACTCTCTGTATTCGCCCGTAAGTATTACGACTTGGATGAAGATGGAAACGCTCAGATAGAGTGGGTTGAGGTCTGGGATGATACCTATTATTACAGATTCAGGAACGATGTCGGAAACAAGAGCGTAACGAAGAAGGCAGTGAACCTCATTAAGGGATTGTTCGGAATGAACGGATATGCTCTTGTCGAAAAGAAAGAACATCACTTCAATTCGATTCCTGTTGCATACATCAGAAATGATGAGGGACCATGCTGGTCCAATGTTCAGAAGAACATCGAAGATTACGAGGAGGCATTCTCGTATCTTTGCGAGAACAACAAGGCGTACGCTTTCCCTGTATTCTACGTAAAGGGTGATGGTGATGAGATTACCATTTCAGGCGACGATATGACTGGAGCCGCCAAGGCTATCGCTATGAACAGCAAGGATAACGATGCTGGATTCCTCAATGGAACCGATGCATCAGATGCTTTTGCCACCCAGCTCAACAAGTCGTACGACCTCATCTATGAGCTGTCATTTACTGTAAAACCTCCAGAGCTGAAGTCAGGAGACCTCCCTGGTGTAGCCATCAAGCTTCTTTATTCTCCTGCATTAGAGGTAGCCATGAATGATTCTCAGAAGTTGCAGCCATTCCTTGATAAGCTGGTAGAAATTGCCAAGTTTGGAATCGGCCACGAAAACAATGCGACGGCTTCTATTGTTGGTCTCGATATCAATGCATGGATTGAGCCTTATACACATCAGAACAAGACGGAACTTCTTACAAATCTTGCAACTGCCGTTCAGAACGGATTTCTATCGAAGCAGACTGCATCGGAGCGTTGTCCTGACTTCCCAAAGAATGCCGAATGGGAGCGTATCTTGCGAGAAAAGAAGGAAGAGGATCAGCAGGACCTTCTTATGGATATTCAGCGTGCGGATAATGAGACAGAGAATGCTATCGAGGAGGAGATGGCTACTGTGCGAATCAATAAACAGCAGGGTGGTAACGACATAAACACCGGTGGTGGCCGCAAGGCAGGGAGGCCGAATCGCAGTGGCAAGAAATGGGACAAAAATCACAACAATGACGTGGACGACAAGAATAATTGGAAGCACTACAATCAAACCCATTAATAGCCTATGGATGAGTTAAAACGTTCTGTCGATTACAGCAGAAAGCGCTTGCAGGCAATCCGAAACTGCGAGGACCATGTTGCAGATATTCTCTGGAAATCGACACATAAAATAATTGCCGCAAGTAAGCGATACAGAGGCGCGGGCAGGCTCACAAACGAGTCAGCCCTGCTCTCTTACGCCAAGAATGTTACTGCTGAGGCCGAGGAGAGCATCAATACCTATATCTCTGCCTACTCCAAGGCTTCATGCAAGATTCTCGGGATTGACAGCGAGAATATAGAATCATTTCTCGTCAGCGACATCTACGGAAAGACGACATCCGAAAGAAACGCTGTCTATCTCGGAAACTTTGCGGAAGATATTGTAAGGATGATCAAGGCGGGTACTCTTATGGGATATTCAGACCAACAGCTTCTGTCTTCCATCCGCACAGGATATAAGGACCCATATCACACATCAGTCATCACCAAGGCGAAGAGAAAGGATATCAACATCGATGTTCCTTCTTATGGAAAGGGCTACTACAAGAACGCCTATCAGAACATCGTAAGAAACGCTTCTCAAGTGATTGCTTTAGCGTGGGGACAGGCAGAGCAGGAGTATGGACAGGAGAACAAGGCTATCGGATTCTATGTCAAGAGAGGAAGCGACTTCCCGTGCTTGATTTGTCAAAACGAAGCCGATGCCGGACTCCATTCTTTCAAAGATCCATACCCACCATTCCATGTTTCGTGTCAATGTTTTACGGTATTTGCATTCAAGGATAATAAAAAGAAATAAGATTATGATTGAAGAAACAAAAGGATACACGTTATCCGTCGATACGTACAAGAAAGCGAAGGCTCTTAAGATGAAAGACCCTCGCTATTACATCTACGCCAGCCTCCGTGGTTCAGGTATGTCTGTTCGTGACAGCTGGGCCATCGCATTCCAAGGAGAAGGAATAGGTGTGTGGGAGAAATCTTTCCTCGAAAACGAGATGAATAAGCTAGAAGCCAAGGAGTCCGTCCAGAAGAGAATCGCAGAGGTACAGGGCAAGAAAGCGAAGAACGAGAACGCCGATGAGCTCACCCAGGAGGAACTTATTAAGGCTACCTCGAAGGAAGAGATTCTGAGAAACCTCGTTATCGCTCAGCGCAAGCAGAAGTTTGGCTCTCCAGAGTGGCAAAAGACGACTGCCATGATAGCCGACTACTCTAAGATTAAGCAGGACGAAATTGATACAGAAAATAATGTGGTCCACTACTACATTCCTCTATCAATGCCTCGATGCTGCGAGGACTGCATTATCTTTAAAAATGGTCAGGCGACTTTCCAAAAGAAGAAGAAATAGCCGTTAGTCTTGTCTGTGTAGGAGCTCTCCTCAAAATTGAGGGCAGCTACGACCAATCTAAGCAATACTTATAGTGGTCGGACGAAGATAAAATGGCGTAGTTTTAGTCTATACCTCTGAGGAGATGAGTCCAAATTTGGACGCAACTACAAAAGGGTACAAATATTGTTCGCACCCTTTGAAACCTGGTACGAACAATCCTCGCCTCAGGTCTGTTTTAAGAACGGTCTAAGTTCAACTTAGGTCGTCGTCAAAACCATCCTATGAATAGATACGCTCAAATCTGAGCGTATCTGCAAAAGGGCAGGAACATTATTCCTACCCTTGGATATCTGATAGGAACATTGTTCCGCTCAGGTCAACAGAAAAGCTGAAGGAAACAATCCTTACCTCAGGTATTCCCAGAGTGGTGCCAAGTTGAACTTAGGCAGCCATCCATAACCTTATTTTGTTAAATTAGTGTTAAAATCCGCTTTCTTGACAAGAGATTGCGGATTTTTTTGTACTTTTGCAGTGCTATCACACAATAGTTAGTCTATTCCGCAGGGCATCGGTTAATGCCCAATATTTAATGTGGGCGTTTTATATACCCACAACACATTTTAGAAGAACGTTTACGATAGCCATAATTGGCTTTCGACTAAATATATGATATAAGCGGTCTCTATTTGCGTAACATATATAACTGCGGGATGCAGACTGTTGTGTTGATAGCAGCGCAAATGGGGCCGCTTTCTTTTTTTTTGATAAACTCCCCTATGTTTTAATTGCTATCGACACGAAAATGAACACATTGAAAATTTTCGAGAACCCCGCTTTTGGGGAAGTTCGCATCTTGATGGATGCAAGTAATGAACCTCTGTTTTGCGCTGCTGATGTATGTAAAGCGCTTGGGTATGCAAAACCACAAAACGCTGTGGCAACTCACGTTGAGAAGGATGATGCCCTAAAACAGGGCATCACAGACAGCTTAGGAAGGACACAAATGGCAACTTTCGTTACAGAGAGTGGACTTTATGCTCTTATCTTCGGCAGCAAGCAGGAGCGTGCAAAGAAGTTCAAGCATTGGGTAACGAGCGAAGTACTCCCTTCCATCCGCAAGACTGGCTCTTATTCCTCAACCGCCGCCCAGAAACAGTCTACTCTCTCCGACAAGATTCAGGCAGCTAACTTCCTTGCAGACTTCCTCAACCTCAACGGAGCGTCCAAGCTCGCCATCGCAAAGTCTATCGCAGACCCTCTCGGATTGCCGACACCGGACTATGCAATGGACGAGAAGACCGTCCACGCAGCGAAGGACCTGCTGGCAGGTCACAAGGTAAAGATGTCATCAGCTGAGTTCAACAAGATTCTCGTATCAAAGGGAATCGTAGAGAGAATGACACGTCCTGGCAAGGGCGGCAAGACTCATTCCTGGGTAGTCATTCCAGAGAAGTACAGCGACTACGGTCAGAACACCCGTAATCCTCACGCACAGAACCAGACCCAGGCTCTCTGGTACGACAGCAAGTTCTCTGAACTCTTAGCTCTTGCGGGAATCCAGGAGGGAAAGGAGGAAGAGAGCCATGACTAATCCAGGTATCAACTCAATCCTTCAGAAGATGGATGAACTTCAGAAAGAGTTCTTCAAGGTCCAGGGACAGATTATGAACAAGGACACCGCAGGGAAAATTGATAATCCCGAAATGTACGCCAACATTGGTCTCGATTTCTGCAAAGGATACGAGACTATGGCTGATGCCGTCGCTCTCCTTGCCAAGAACGACATCAAGAGCAAAACCCGAATGGTGTAGTGTTAAATATGTGTTAAAGTAACTTTGTTTTACTAGAAATTCAGCAAAACCAAGTACCTTTGCAAATAATTAATGTTCACAGATTCTTTCTGCTGAGCATAATTCAAATTATTTTGGTTAACTAAGAGGGGCAGTGTCTTCACAGATACTGCCCCTCGCTTTTTAAAACAAATATATAAGTAGAAGAAAACTTTGAAGTCAATTAAGGATACTTCTCTCCGGTAACCAACTCAAGTATACCCTTAAGCCTATCATTAAGAAGGTCGTCATTGAATACAGGAAGAACACCGTATGGAGGCAGTTTCTTAGTCTCTGCGGCCTCCAAAATGAACTGGAGCGCCTGTACTAAGGAAGTGTGGTCTTGAACGACCTCAAGCAATTTATCGCTCATCCTTGCCTCCTTCCTTCTTAATCTGCTCTGCCATCTCAAGAAGAGTCTCGGCGTGCTTATCGCGGTCGATGACTTCCTGTACGGCCTCATCGCTCTCCTTGCGAAGCTGCTCTTCTGTCTTACCCTCATCGGCAGCAGCGTTTCTTCTTTCAGCCTCACGAGCAATGTATTCGTCACGGAGTTTCAACTTACCTGCCGTGTATTCTGCATCGCCAGGCAACGATGTATCAGCATACATAAGCTGGGCAAATGCCTCGATGATGTTTCCATTATCCTTGGAGAACTCATAATGGTCTCCTACAGCCACAGGAGCACATTCATCGAGCGCAGCGTACATTGATGTACCGATAGAGTATTCAACACCCCATGTACCGGCAATGTCTGCAATCTTGATGAAAGGCAGCGAGCCTCTCTGTAAATGCTTCTTGATATCAGCAGGGATATCCTCTCTGAGTGAAGCAACTTCTTTCTTAGACAAGCTCTTACTGAACTTCAGCACGGTGAAGTGTCTTGTCTTGATAGTCTTTCCAAATGGTAATGCCATGATAACAATATTTTAAAGTTCAACTTTTATTTCCTTATACTCGAAATCTGTGCAAGATGGATTCTCCTCAGAAGTAAACCTAATCTCATTAGGGTGGTTACAAGCTCCATCCTTGAAGAAGAAACAATCCTTGCAAGTGTAATCAGTCTGTTCCATGTTCCAATAATTTTATTTCGTCTTGAATATAAAACACTGCCTTACGCAAGTCCTCGATGCGCTTCTCGGTCTTTGTTTTGTTGCCATCCACCTTATCCTTGCGCAAAAGATACTTGATAGCATTCCCTGTATTGAAGTCAAGGTGTCTGCAAATATCTAGTGGTTCAACACCGCACAAATCCTTCAACCACGCATAATGGGATGGGTGAGATACTTGCTCCGTCTTTTTGTTTGCAGATTCGTTTGCGAAGACGGAAACCTTCGCTAATTTATCCGCATCCACACCAATGGATTCATTTCTTTTAGTACATGATATTACACACACTCCATCAGCCATATCAATGACTTCAATGGCAAATGAGTCACATATATTGTTAGGGTCTATAATCTCGATAAACCCAGAACTAGTAATATCTTCCAAATCTACCTTCCTAATCTGCAAGATAGAGCCAATCTTAATATCTTCAATCTTAATCATAAGCTATTTCTTAACTAAACGTTCATAATACTCCTTACACTTTTTGTAAGCCTCCGATTCAGACAATGCCATAGCATCATCAAAAGAAATACTTTCATCCATCAAGAACAATCTAACATTCTTATCACCGAGCTTCTGTAAGTCTCGGTTGATATAATGCGAGAATCCGATTTTTGAAGCCTTGACAGTATTCTTTGCTTGGAAATAAAACTCATCATGCTCATCATAGAACGTTCCTTCCTCGTACACCTCGCACATCACACCTTTTTCACAAAGCTCTGTGTCATGCTTTGTTTTGTTAAGTTCGTACACGTGAATACCAGTAATGGTATCTATCTTATCGTGACTTCTCCATCCATTCTTTGAAACCTTATAGCAATAATTTCTCATAAGCTATTCCTCCTATATTAAACCCCAAAATAAAACCAAAGCACACCAACAACTTTCATCTCTTCTTTAGAAAGCAGTTCAAAACAATCAAAGTCATAATCCTTACTGACACAAACCCTAATTGGAGGTCTAAATTGTTTTTGTTTCACAGCGATTGTATATAATGATTCGTTGGGAAAAACTGAATTTAAATCCTCAACAACCGCACACATAACCCTGCCATCTTTTCTGACTTCCGCATAACTTTCTATTTTCTGCTTTAGCTTTCCGTCAGAATTATTTAGAAAAAACTCTTTGGGCGCAAGGAAAATGTCGCCAAGTTTTAATTTCTCGTTTTTATCCATAAGCTATACCTCCTTATCTTTTAGTTCAACGAAATCTCCAATGCCCAAACGAGCCTTGTTGATGCAAGACGCAATCCAACCCATCAGATAGGCAGAAGGCTCGCCGCCATGTTCCATACCAATATCATCCTCGATGTTATCGCAGGCATGAGAAGCTTCATGGCAACAACCCCCCCCATCTTCATAGAATCCTTGCTTGCAAAATTAATAAATGAACAAAGCTTCTTATTCGCCTTTTCTCTAACGATATCGTAGGTTATTGCGTCATAATTAGAGAAATCAACTTTCAAAACCTCGCCATTTCTACCTTCAAAACACTTGTTAGCGTCCTCTTGGTTCATGCCAATAGCGACACATAACATTCTTGGATAGATAACAGGGTCGTATTCGTAATATCCTTTTTTCTTCATATTCTCAACTATTTCTGTTTTGACACAATCTCGATAGCAGACAATAATGTCTTCTCGCTGATACCTTTTCCACTACCAACACCATCTTTCTCTATTCTTTCAAGAGATTTCTCAATAGAGCAAAAATCATCCTGAGAATTACTTATAAAGCCATCAAGTTCTTCACTTACACTACTGATACAATCGTTGTTTTTTTTAACAATAGCTTCAAGACGACCGAAACACTTGTCGATATAATCCTTCAACCTTTCTTCATGCTCTATGATAGTTGCAGAACTTGAGATTTTCCCGTGTCCCCAGTAACGTTCTACAAATGCGTAATAATCACCTTTTTCTTTGCTGTGTTTTTTGTCAGCTACGGCTCTTAACTCAACGAAATTTTCTCCATCCATTACCGCATACAGTCCTTCTCCAAATGGATATAGTTCAGCTTTTTCTGCATCCTCCCTACTTTCGGTTTCTTTGTATGCGACCTTTCCTAAAACGTTAACTCTAATTTCCATATCTCAACTATTTATTATGTAATCTACCAATATGCCACTTTGAGCAAACCTTGCATAAGTAAGGATGCCAACCAAGTGTCTTCAACCTCGGAATCTGATTCAGAAACTCCCAAGCATCATCCTCTGTCTCATAGGCGACCTTCGCCTTCCAGGAATGAACCTTCCTGGTCCAATGCTCCGGGTCTGGCTTGAACGGAGGAACCTTGTTCGGATTGTGATGTCTTCTCATAATTAAAAGCTGTATATCTCGTTCTACGTATAACTTCCAGTCTTTCACGCGCAGAATCCAGTCTTTCACGCGCAGAATCAAACTTTTTGGCTATCTGCTCGAATCTGAAAACCATTAGGTCATCCTCAGAAACCTTCCACATCTTCTCCAGCCATTCGTCGTTGAGGCGTTCAATGGTTTTCCTGATTCTGTCGCCGTAGAGGATTTCGAGCAGCATCTTGTCAAAACCACCTTCCGGCTCAAAGCTCACGTCAAGCGTGATGCTGTGATCCTTGTATCGACAAGACGACATCTTGATACCAGACTCGAACGCTTTGTTCACAACATTATGAATAGATCCGCGAATTCTGTCGCCATCTATAAAGGCATCGGATATACAAAACATAAGTTTTTCTCCCATAAGCTACAAACATTTAAATGAAACACTATTCAACGTCCTGTTCACCGCAATCTCCCTCTCGTTACACATGGTCCTCATGCATTCCAGGGCATCCTCGCGGACAGCAATCATAATCTCCTGCATCGAAGCGGTGGCCGGAACAATATTCCCATCAGCCTTCTTCTTCGTGATACGGGATATAATCTCCTTGATATATTCCTTGTCTATCATAGAAATCTGTTTTATAACCGTTAATCATCGGGCTGAATGAAGCTCTCAGGCTGCTTGATGTCCTCCTCACCACGCAATTTGTTCTTCACGTCATTGATGAGAAGCTCCTGCTTCAGGTCAATCATCTGCGCACCGTACACCAGATACGTCATTCCGCCCTGTGACCTCTTCTTGAAGAAGCCGTACTTGTCGCTCATATCACGCCCGAACTTCTGAATCGTAGGGATATCCTTCTCCTCGACATCGTTGGCCTTGCAGAACTCGACGAACCTCTCGTACATCTCCTTGGCAAGCATGCACTCCGAAATCTCGCCCCTCGCCTCCCGACTGCACCTCATATCATACGCCCTTATCCAGGCATAGATAGGATTGCTTCCGAGAAGAGAGATAAGCAGCTGTCTCCTGCTGCCCTCAGCTGCCGGGAACCTGTACTTCCTGCTCCTCAGCTCCATCGCGCCACGGAATATCCAGTTGAACACTCCGCTCAGTTCCTCACGGATGATCTTGCTCGCCAGCTCCGGGTCCTGCCTCTCCTTAGGAATGGTAACGTCGAAGCTCACGTACTGCAAGCGTCTGATGAATCCGAGCGACGCATCATCTGGGAACGGAAGCTCGTTGAGGTTGAAGATGAGGTAGGGGATTGAGTTCCCCTCCAGGATATCCCTGCCGAGCTTTCTCATCGGGACGGGCTCGCCGCTCACGAGTCTCTTGAACATACCGGTGTTCTTCCTTCCGAATTTCTTCGGGTCGGAATCGGAAGACCAGTTGAAGATGGCGTTCCTGATAGGATACCTTCCCCTCATTCCCTCGTCACCGTCGGCAGTGAGGTCGGCGTAGTCCATCTTGCTTATCCTGTCCTTGCCGAATATGTTGCAGGCAACGTCGAAAATGACACTCTTTCCGTTGGCTCCCGTACCTATAAGGAGAAGACAGAGCTCAATCTTCGATGATTCCTTCCCCTCGTACGGATTGTATGCAGTACCTCTCTGTATGAGACCGAGGCCGAGGAACATCTGGAGGATCATCCTTGACGTCCTGTCCGGAAGGACCTCCTTGATGAAGTTCATCCACCTGTCACACTTCGCCTTCGGATTGTAGTCGTATGGGTGGTAGTATGTGACATGGTACTCGGGAGAGAACGGCATCACGTTCGGATACTTCAGACCGCTGCCGAAGTCAACAACTCCGTTTGCGAATGCAACGATGTCAAAGGTAGGCCTCAGTATGTTGTAGCACTCTATCACCTCCATGAATGACTTGTTCATCACCGTGCTTATGCCGAGCATCGGAGCCATGGCCAGGTCGAGGAGCAACAGCTGGTAAGCCTGCTCAAGGACTATCTTCGGAACTGCTTCGTATATCTTGCCGTTGAACATGTAGTAAGCACCGTTGTAGTACTTCACCGGAGCCTTCTTCGCCAGACGTCTCATTGACCTGATGAAATTGGACTTCAGCTTGTTGTACTTCTCAGAGTTTGCCTTACCCCAGTCCTGGCAACGGAGCTCTTCGAAGCCGTACTCGTCATGCCTCGAAAGGTCAAGCAACTGAGCGTGCAATGTGTCTATAGCAATACCATTTTCCATTTATGTACAATAATAATATTAATTTTCCGTTATTGTGTAGGATAAACCCCTATAAACAGGGGCTTTCTGAAGGATAACACGTGTCAGGTCGTCCTTACAACATGTCGTCTATAAAATATCGACAACACAAAGATACAGATAATATCCTGAATATCCGGTAAAACCCTAGTAAATAAAGGGTATAAATATACATTTTAGGTATACATTAAATGAAGGATAGGTATACATTTATGGTTTGGTCTGCAAAGTAAGAGTTTATGCTATCAAATGTTAATAAATAACGGATGAATGAATATGCATAATTATCCTTTATGGTGGAAAGTAATTAAACTTTACAAAAAGGCTGAAAAATCGGAAGAAAAAATTTTTAGATGAGGTGACTACCGCGCTGATTTATAGCTACAAAGGGGGTGTAGGGGTGTTTCTTCTGAAATTGTTACATTTTGTGTCGGTTTATATAGTGTAAACTAACAAAATATAGACTTTTTCGACCCATAAAAACATGTTGGTTTATAATTATTTCAAATTGTTGTAACTACCTGTAAACCAATAACTTATGATGTATTTTATTTCTAGCATATTGCATTTTATTTCATGCTATATTTCTACATATAAACCAACCTAAAAAAGCTATAGTGTATTTTTACACTAACTAACTAATTGGGTATTAGATAGTTACAAGATTTTAGCTATTTTCTAGAATAAAGTGTTAAATTGTAAAATACGCTTACTTTTTATTACCAAATAGAACATAAAAAGCGAGAAAAAGAACACTAAAAAGTCTATTTTTGAACTGGTTACTAATTACCAAATAGAACGCTATAAAGGAAAAATAGAACACTCACAAATAGACTTATTATCAAGTGTAAACAATACACTTAAATACTACTGTCGTATGGTAAGTATATTATAATAAATACAATAATACAAAGATACTCTATTTAAATAAATCTATCTAAGTGTTTTTGCAGTTTAATACATGTTATTATTTAGAATAATCTAGATAATAACAAATAGGCTTTTATTTGCGGTTTAAGAGTGTTTTTGCGGTTTATCTTACTAGTAATAAGAAAACGTCTAAAATCGGCTTTGAACGGCTTTAAAATGCATTATTCGGGGTTTATACTATAAAGTATTAAACGCAAAGTTATAAACCATATAAACACCGCTTATTATTAGTTAGTTAGAATTAATCTAAATAAGCATAAACTAACAAAATAATTGCATTTTTATTTGGTTATTTCGGGAAAAAGCCGTATCTTTGCAGCGCAAAGTTTTATTTTGCAACCGTCTTCTAAAGGGGGTTTAATGGTTGCTACTAGGGTGTAGCAAGTTGTGGAACTCAACACGACATTTTGAAACAATTCATATTAATGCCCGATTGCAAGGGGTTTAAATAAATGCTAGTAGTTATTATGAAGACAAATGAACAAATTGAAAGTGCAATCATTTCTAAGTTTGCAAATGATGTTTTAGGCGTTTCCGCTATTAAAGAGGAACACGTAAATAACCAATTGTCTGTTTCCGATAGTGAGTTGTCAATTGCAGCAGCAAAGAAAGCAGCAGCAGCAGCAGCCTATAAGAAGGCAGAAAACGACTATCTTTTGCGCACTAATTTAGGAGATATTCAAACGAATATCTTGCAAAGAGCTATTAAGGATTTTGCAGAACTTAAAGAGGATTTCGATTTTCTTGTATGGGTTGCAAAAAACCACAAGCTGCAAGAAATTTCCGATATTTGCACTGATACAGAAACACGTTTGCTTAGTTTCCTCAATAATTTGTATGCTGCCTATATAAGCGGGAAAAATGCAGCTAGAAAGGCAGCAAGCGAGAAAAAAGCAGCGAAAGCAGCAGCAAAAGCAAGGCTTGAAAATGCAGATACTAGCGCGCTTTCTGATAGCGAGTTTGAAAAAATGGTCGCAAAAATGAGAGTAGACCGCGAAAAAGCAAAGAAAGCAGCAGCCAACTAGAAAAAAAATAAGGTAGTGGGATTTTTCCCACTACCTTATTTTTTCGTACCTATATTCTAGAAAGATTTTTCTAGAATATTTTTTTTTAGTTTTATTTTCAGAATTATTTTTTTTAGATTTTATTTTTCAGAATTGTTTCAATAATATTTTTATCCCTGGATAATTTTTCAGTACCTCATCGTGGTTTGCAGGGTGGCAACGACCTAGAATTTTCTAGGCGGCAGTAATCTGAAAACGTAACTTGTCAGCTAGATTTCTAAGCGAGAAATTTAGCGAAACATACGAAATATTTTTTTAGGCGGCACAACTGGGGCGGTCATCCTCAGACGTACCAACTACCGGCGGCGAGCGGCGTCTCTCCGTGATACGTGAAACAGAATAAAAGAGAATGAGATTTCTGTGGAGCGTATCACCGGAGCGTGCGCAGGGAGCACAGGCACAGGAGCGAGGTGTAGCATCAGCAGAACGCAGCGACCTCGCGAGGATTGAAGGCTAACCGACGGCAAGGGTACGGATGGAGACAGAACGAAAGTTGTGCGATACGGGCGCAGTGTGATAATAAGGCGTACCGGGAGAAATTAAATAAAAATCATAATTCATATTCTATCGTGTGGCACACGTGGACGTGTTCCGAACGTGCCAGGCTTGTCAGTTGTGAGCCTTGTGGTTAAAATCACAATTCGTGTTGTAATGAGAGAATAACACACGTGAGGTATATCCGAAAGAGAAATCTCTCCCAGTGTGCGCCAGTACTCGTAGAAGCGCAACGCACCAAATTGGTGGTGCTCTGGAATCCATGAACGGGGACGGTAGCGAGGCAACGGAAATTAAAACGCTCGCAGCAGATTTTAATCAAGCGTGTGAACGTGTCGGTTATTTGAAGCGAAGGTGTACGGAGTAAACATGAGAGAATGAAGACAATAAAAAAACGTGCCCGTACTTCCTATGGCTAAATCGGGGCGGGGAGAAATCTCCGCTCTACAATTACAAACCAACAAATTTAGAATTATGATACAGAATTTCGATTGCAGAGGACAGAGAATGATGGAGAGAATTATTGCAGACAGACAGACCATCTATAATCGTGTGGAGTTTATCTCGTGGCGCAATAATACTCTAGCTCTGTTTCTAGCCTAAAATCTGTAGCCAGTACGATAATTGTCGTGCGGCTACGGAACAATTACCAAAAAAATATAGATATGAAAGCAAGACAGATTATTTATTCAAGTACGATAATTGTGCTTGGATTTATTCAGAGTGCCCCGGCATTCATTTGCTTGGCAAGTACGATAATTCTCCTGAATGTGCTTGGAATTCTTTACGGAATTCTGCTTGTGTATATTTGGAGCAGTACGAAAAAGGGTAAGTGGTATTTCCGTGAGCTGTGGCGATCCACACTCCGCTTGGAGAATTTCATACTGCCTGGAGTGTGAGGAATCTAGAAAGTACGATAATTGTGCTTGGAGTTTTTTAGCCTAAAAACTGCTCATTCAATTTGGGCAGTACGATAATTGAACCAATTAAACTATATAGATTATGGAAAAGAGAATCAGTAAGGGTGTGCTGTCAGCTGCGCTCGTATTAGTTACAAGTTTCGTGTGTGGCATTATTGCCATCGCAGGATTTCTGCTTGGAGATTTTCAAGCCGTTTTATATTCTGCGGTTCTTGAAATGTGCGGTCTGTTTATCATCTGTGTGATGATAGACGCAATTCAGCAGCAGATAGAGGATATCTGTGAAATGTAGCCAAAACTACCGCTTGGAGATATTCGGGCGGTATCTAGTATTAACCAATTAAATTACAGAATTATGAAGAAGAATATTTTCGTGGCATTGTTTGCCGTAGTGTGTATTGCATTAGTAATGGTTTCAGTTACTCTCGTGAATTGTCACAGGGCGAACGTGATGCTGAGAAAGACTGTTATCAGCCAGGCTAACGAGATTTTGAAACTAAACGGCTGTCACACAGCAGAGGGAGGTACAACGTTCGTAGGTCTCAGAAAGTAGCCAAAAATGTGCTCAGGCATTTTCCTGGGCATACTATGTAAAACCATTAAACAAATTGAATTATGTTAGACAGAAAATCACAGAAGAATTTTGAGCGTGCGCTTATGCATGAGATGGAGAAGATCAAGATTGCAGCGCGCCAGTGGCATAGCAACAATACTAAGGGCTACAGAGATTATCGTAGCAAGAAAACTATCTCCAAGAGTTTCTCTGAGATTGCGGTATTGTGCATGAGCTAAATGTGCGTGACGATTGTCACGCATACTATTCACCAATATTTAAGAATTATGATAGATGAAGAATACAAGGAGAATGTAGAGTACATACTCTCTACGATTTTGCCTAAGTTGCAGGAAATCCAAAAAAAAGTATTGAAAAATCAATCAAGACTGAGCCTTGATGTTAGCGTTAGCAATAAAAACGGCGAAGGGTATATAAGTTGTTTTGCCTGTGTCATGAATGACATGGGAGAAATAACGGATACTTGTTTTCCACGTTTCATCTGCGTATGCAGCAAAGAGGAGATGGACGAGCGGCTCAACGAGCTTAAAGAGTTCATCAAGAAGCACCTAACCTGAAATTGAGGGAGTTATTTCTCCCTCTCCTATAAACCAAAAATGTAGAATTATGAGCAAGTGGATTCAGTTTTATCATAAGATTAACAAGTTTGACCTTGTGAACATGAGATTTACGGATGATTTCAGTATCGTGGAAATGGTGGGCATGGATTCTGTCATGCCTATCGACGGCAGATTGAGTCTGTCATCCATACGTGATGTAGTACAAAAGAAAATCGAGAGCATGAAGAAAATCGAGAGTTTCGACCCTTGTGCGTTCTCAATCCTCACCGGTCCTACTATTCTGTGTGCTTCAGAAAGTCCAGTGTACAATCTCTAGCCAGAACTGCGGGGCAAGTCCTGTGTCCTGCTTCTATTATTAACCAAATCAAATTTAGAATTATGACAGACGGAGACAGAAAATTCCTTGCCAGGCTCGTCGCGAGTCACAAGGCAGTTATCAGCGAGGAGTGCAGACGCAAGAACCTCGACAAGAGCGAGTATTTCAGACGTGTAGCGCGTGCAGACAAGAAAGCTCAGGAGATTGAGCAATCGTGCATGCGACCTCGCAAGTTCTAGCCAAACATTCTGTGCAGTCTATCTGCACAGAAACTATGTTAAACCATAAAAATGTAGAATTATGAAGAAAATTGTTAATACATTTACTAAGATTTTCGTAAGAGACGGAAAGCGTCACAGAATTGTCGCTGTTGCTTCTTTAGGTGATGAGTGCAGAAATAACATCTGCACTTTCTCTATTACAGGTCAGATAGATATTTTCTGTTTCGGTTCATGGCACTGCAAAACCTGCGGTTGCATTACAGACGAGATATGCAAATTCTTTCCGGAATTGAAGCCATTTGTAAATCTTCACATGTGCAACTACAAGGGACAGCCATTCTATACTGTTGATAATGGCATTTACTATGTATCCCAAAGTAAGGAGATTGCTATGCGTAATCTCAGAATTACCGAGGATGAGTACGAGGCCCTGCTCCCTGCTGCCGAGATGAACGACAAGGACTATTTTGTCTATAAGCTGTTCAAACTTGGCATCGTTAAGAGATGGAAGTCTGAAGCAGACAAGTTCATTGAGTTTCTTCTTCGCCAAGGAGGTGAATGGGAGAATCCATACACTATCAGCGACGAAAGACCGACAATTAAGCTGACCGGAGGCATAAGAGCTCTTGTAGAATCCAGACTCAAGAAAGGATACTACACGAAGGAAAATATTGATAAGATATTGCAGCAAAGAAGAGCTGACGAAATCAGCAAGAAACGTCAGTCTATAATTGAAGAGTACTACAAGAAGACCGAAAAAGCTCGCAATGAGCGTGACGTGATGCTTTACATTCTTGACCACGGTCTTTCTATCGGTAACGTGATTTATTACGATTACAACAACACCGTGAAGTTCAACTGGCTCGATTACAAGGAGCAGATTACGAAAGAACAGTTCGAGAATTTTATTGGGAACTTAGATCCCAGCAAGTTGCCTGAGGGTATTAAATTCTCAATCGACATCAAGAAGTAGCCAACCAATCCTCACTACAACGGGTGGGGATTTCTATTAACCAAAGATTACAGAATTATGAGTGATTTAGAGAAAATCCTGAATGACGATTTACTGAAGTGTAAAATCGTTGAGTCAGTAGAGAATCCTGTTAGGCGTGTGGACCTCATCAAGTGGACGCACGACAATACATACTCTATTGCAGAGGTACGCAAGGATACCGGTAAGCTAGAGGTCACAGACTTGAAATCTGCCAGTGGTCTTGAGGCATACAAGCATTTCTACAGAAATTATGGCGACATTGCCATATGTGGCTAAAACTCCCCACTCCATCGTGGGGAACCATTATGAACCATTAAACAGATGAATTATGGAAAAGAATATTGTAGAAGTTGTTATGAATAACAAGGGTGAAGTTGTCGAGAAAGTAGCCGATTATATCGGTGTGGCTAGTTTTGCCACGGTTATCGAGAGCCTCTATCGTGAGTGTCTTGAAAATTTCGATGACGCAGAGGATCAGGAAGAATACATTGCCGATTTGTACGGAAAGAATATCCAGTCCCTTGCGTGGGAGTTTACCCATAAGGCAAACAAGGAAATGAAGAAGTATCTACATCTTAATGACCAGCACATGAATGGCAATTTTGCCAATCTGTACGAGGACTACCCTAAGCACAGAACAGGTGCGTGGTTGGCATCAGACTACGATGGTGATGATTACTACGACTTTTACCCTCAGATGGTAGCCAGACTCGATTCCGCAGAGGACAGCGAGCAGGCGAACGAGGATAGAGCGTACCTAGAGGAATGGTATTTCAAGGCGTTCGGCACGTACAACATCAAGTACAATTTCTCCAACGAGCTTGAAGAGATTCACTCTATGATGGAGGAAGCTTATGAGGAAGCCTAACAATATCCCCTAGCATGGGGATATTCAATGTTAAACCATTTAAATGATATTAGATATGAGTTACAAATTTGCAAAGAAAGAAATCGGCGATTACAGAATCACCATTTATCAGGATGAGAATGCCGAATGCCCTTGCTCTGCATGGGATTTGGCAGGCGTATATCTTTGGGAGTATTCCGGCGTATTGAGTTCTGCTTGTAACTGGGAGAAAGTTCTCGGTAGCAGCAGCCATAGCCTGGAAGAAGCCCTGAGAGTACTGGTATGCAAGTATGTTCCACAAAAGAAGATTATCAAGTATATCAATAGTATGTTTCATTGCGATCATCTGTATCTCGAATACGACAAGTCGTGCCACATGTGGAGTTTTGAAAGAAAATCAAGATTCAGCATCGGCAAGAACGAGTGGTACAACATCAGAGATTTCACTCCTTACGAGCTGAAGAACGAGGATGTTAGGGATGAGCTTACAGAAGAGCTTGAAAAGGATGATTTTATTAATCTCCTGGAAGACTGCAAGGATATAGCATTCTACGAGTGGTCTTCTTCTGGTTATTCTCAGGGAGATTACGTCGAAGGTGTCGCATATTGTGACAAAGAGCGATTTGAAAAGATGGTTGATACAAATACCAAGAACTGGAAGAATCGTGCTATCGAGCTGTTTGAGAGCGAAGTCAAGGATATTGGTATGTGGATGTGGGGTGACGTAAAAAGTTACGTCCTAGAAAAGAAACGCCCGTATACAAAATTGTACGAAGACGGCAAATCTTCTGATTCCTACGACTGGGAACAGATTGACTCCTGTTACGGAGAGTACTTCGAAGATGCTGATGACCTCATCGAAGAGGTTATCAAAGAACACGGCTTACAGCCGAAAGATGCTGCCTAACAAGGGGAGCTTGCATGCTCCTCTTCCATTAACCAATTAAATAGAATTATGGGAAAAATTACAATTTCGCAGAAGGGAAGTAGAACTATCTACAGAGTGAACAGAAGAATCGTGTGCTATCGTGACGGGCACAAGTATTGTGTGGGCAAGCCATCATCTGGCAGCACCCATATCGAGTTTGATGCCTTGTCCGAGAATATTGCACACGAGAGATGCATTGAGATTTGTGAGCGTAGAATCAATGCGGAGATGAAGTATCAGAATCCCGTCGCATACAACGCCCACAGAGTATTGAACGCATTAGCCTAAAAACGGAGGGAGCAATCCCTCTGACATTATTAACCAAAATTACAAGAGTTATGAAGAGATATTACGTATCAGTCACAGAGCATTGAAACAAGGTAGTCAGCGTTGATGCTGAGAGTGAGAATGAAGCCGTACAGAAAGTGCAGGATGCCTATAATAATAGCGATATTATTCTTGACGCTGACAATTTCTCAGGTGAGGTTATCGAGATCGAACCAGATCAGGAGTACTGGAGAGAATCCGAAGAAGATGACAGCGTAGCACTCCAGCATATCGACTAGCCAAACGGGGAGAGCAATCTCCCTACCAATAACCAAAACATCATAGATATGAAGAAAATCGAGGTAGGAATGAGAGTGTATTGTGACATACATTCTCTGTCAAAGGAGCACATCGTGACTCACGTTTCAGAGAAAAGAGGATTCGCGGGAATTGATAACGAGTTCTGGTGGCCTATAGACCAGTGCTTCCCCTGCGATGAAATAACATTGCCTAAAAAGCGCAGCTAAGGACTGCGCACAATAACCAAAACAAGAAGAATTATGAATGAAGACAGAATCCTAAGTATGTTCTTTGAGAAAGCCAGATGGCAGTATGCTATCGAGAAAGGCTTATTCAAGGACATGAACAAAGCAGTAATGTATCAGCTGACGACACCTGAGGCTCGTCTGGCTATGTATCAGAGGATCAAGAGCGGCAATTACAAGATAATGCCGCCTCATACGGCAAAGATTCCTAAAGACAACGGAGATTTCCGTACGGTCTATGTGAATGAACCTGTGGATAGAATCCTCTTGAGCATAGCCAACGACCTCCTGTTCGAGCTGATGCCGGAGATGGTGCATCCGCGCTGCACGTCGTACCAGAAAGGTATCGGCTGCGGTCGTGTGGTGCAGGAAGTATCTCGGATAATATACTCGGCAGATGGTAAAATCATCGGGTGGAAAGGCGACTTCTCCAAGTACTTCGATTCCGTGCCTATTCGATTCATTGATTGGGCATTTGACAAAGTAGAGGAGAAGTACGGAAAATCTGCACTGATAGATGTCATTCGTGACTACTATCACACAGATATCTATTTCGATGAGGACAACAACCTCTGTGAGAAGTATCAGTCCCTCAAGCAGGGATGCTCTGTTGCTGCATGGCTGGCTGATGTCATTCTCTATCATCTTGACGACAAGCTATCTAAGCTTAACGGATATTACGTCCGCTATTCAGATGATACGCTGTTTGTCGGTAAAGACTATGAGAAAGCCATGGATATCATGAAGAGCGAGCTGGAGATGATGCAGATGACGCTCAATCCGAAGAAGGTTGAGTATCTTGATGCTAATCACTGGTTCAAGTTCCTCGGATATTCCATCAAGGGTCACAATATCTCTCTGTCGTCCACACGTATCAAGACCTTCCAAAAGGAGATTGAGAAAAGGACGATAAAGAAACGTGACACCACGATGACGAAAGCCATCAATTCAGTCAACAGGTATCTCTACAAGGGGTACTGCGATTATTCCTGGGCCACTCAGGTTCTTCCGGTCATAAACGTGAAAGAGGACATCGACAAGCTCAACACCTTCGTCATGGACTGCATCCGTGCGGTCAAGACAGGCAAGAGAAAGGTCGGTGGTCTCGGATACGTGAAGACTCAGGCTGTAGGTTGCATAGACCGAGGTCGTGGAAGGAACGTGAAAGCCAACAGGGGTAAGACAGAGAGCGAAATCAAGGGGTATCTATCAATCGGTTGTGCCCAGAATGCCTTGCGAACGAGCAGGGCAGCGTACAACACATTGGTGAATACTCTGTAGATGAGCATCCTAGCGCAAGGATTTGCCGGAATGAAGACACGAGGTTTAATGTCACGTGAGTGGTATACCTGCTCCTGCCGATATCTCCGCAGGCGCAGGTATCCAATCCACGGGGTTGAATCACGAACATATATCCATGCAACATAATACATGAGATAAGTCATGCGCATTGCAGCGATGTCTGGCAAGTTCTGAGAGTTCATCGAGCGTTTCATTGATTCTGAAGCCAAGGATGGGGAAGCGTACGCTTCCTGAGGTTGGCTTCATAACAATATCACGCCCTTAATCAAAAACTTAAAGCAATGCAACGTATCAGGTTGAGTCAGACTAGGTTATTGCGAGCCGAATATGGTGCGCAAGGAGAATAGATTGTACAATACGGTATCAATCATCCTGAAGATCCAGGTGGTTACCTGGATCTGTCAGGACTTAGATACAGTATTAATCAAGACCTTATAGTTACGCAACAGATTCTCTGAGCGCACTCCTATTAACAAATATTTAAGAATTATGAACAGCAAATTACTAAAGAAGCTTGAGGAAATCAAGAAAGAGTACGAAACGTCAGAAGTTTGCATGGGAGAGATGCTTGATTCAGTAAGCGCAGACGGATTCTCTATCGAGGATGCCCACTGGTTGTATATGCGTGCAATGGAGTGGGCGAACGGAGATAAATTCTATATCCATATTGGAGAAGACGAAGACGTACTGAGTAAGGATGAACTCGAAGAAGCCAATTTGATAGTGCTAGAATAAGCACTATCCCTATTAACCAATACAATAGAATTATGACATACGACGAGATTATCAATGCAGTTGAGAATGGTGCTAAGTTCACCATCAACTTCCAGAAGAGAACATGTAGGGTGAATGGTAAGATAGTGATGTCCGAGGAAGATAAGCCGAAAGATACACCTTACCTGACACATGCAGTAGTCCTGTTCGCAATAGAACAGAGATATAAGGCATACAAGCATTCTGTGCCTTCGGAACGCTCTGAATCCCATCGCCGCTACTACTTCAAGGCTTTGCCGGAGAAAGAGCTCACAGACGAAGATATGATGTATGGTGAGCGACGGGAGGTAGCGAGATGCAAGCTAGAACTATACGTCCTTATGCAGCTGCTCAGAGGAAACCTTGCATGGGAGAACAGATGGGGAACATGGTTCTGGCGGTCTGAAAATGACAGGGACCTGATTATCCTCAGAGACTGGGTTGAGCCAAACAAGGGTGGGGTGTAAGCCTCATCCACAAGAGTTAAATAAATTTTTAGTAACCAATTTAAAATAATTAGAATTATGAAGCAGATTGTAACAATCACTGGTGAGAACTTGAACATCGTAACTAACAATGTAGAGGCTACAGCAGCTACCGGTAAGAAGACCAAGGCGCAGATGCGACTCGAAGCTCTTAAGGCAGCAGGCGTTGACGTAAGTAAGTACTTCCCTCTCGGTGACGACAAGCTTATCAAAATCGAAAATGGTGCGGCAGTTCCTGTTGATATGGACGATGCAACCATCGATGCGGTAGGCAAGCAGATTGTCGAGGGTGGATACGTAAGCAACTGGAAGCTGTTCCGTCGTTGGGTTATGTCTCAGATGTTCCACATGTTGCGAGACATGGATAAGAGTTATCTGTCATTCAACGAGGTGTTGCAGCGCAAGGGCTACGAGTATCAGTGGCGCATGTTGGAGAACGAGCTGTATGCTCAGATGAAGATGTGTGACCACAAGGACTACGAGAACACCAAGGCGAGAAATCGCTGGTTCAACGGCTGCGTAGCACACGATATGGCTATTGACTATATTAACAAGCTTCGCAGCTACATTGACGACAAGTGCATCTACACAACCAAGAAAGACAAGGATGGAAAAAAGAAGAAGACATACAAGCATACCTGCAAGGGTAATCCTTATATCCGTCTTCAGAACGAGGACATTTTTGTCGCAGACTTGGAGAGAAAGGTCTATACTCCTCTCCGTAACCTTGCCAACGAGATGGGTGCTGCACCGACCTACAAGGATCTCTACGATGCAGTTCGCGAGTTCAACAAGAACCGCAAGCATCTCGCATGGGATACCAAGCAGGCAGATGCATTCATTCATGCTTACAAAGGGTCTGGTTCCTACTACACGATGAGAAACCTCATCATGTTCCATGGAGCAAAATTCATGAAGAACGGACGAAAGATGTCAGAGGCCAATTCTCTGAAGGAGCTTGAGTCTAAAGCCATGCTCTACGATGAAGAGTGTTGGAAGATGCTCGGTGTACTCAAGCAGCTTATCAAGGACAATAATATCAGCGTCCAGGGCAAGATTCTTGAATGGAAGAAAGCCAAGAGCGAGAACAAGTAATCATCAGTAAGATGTAAGGTTCGCCGCCTGAAGAATGGTGGCCCGGCAGCTTGTGTTTACAAGAGCTTCTACAACGAAGGATCTCCTCCAGTCACTACTGGAGGTAATCCTTCGAGCTAAAGCTCTCTAGATCGAACTTATAGAGTAAGGCGCCAGCCGGGGACCATTCTAGCCAAAAGTCGGTTACTGATTCGGTAACCGATTCAATGTTTAACCAATAAAATTAAGAATTATGAAGGAAATAAAGAAGATGATCGATACGAGCAAGCTTGTTCCTGCTCCTCTTGACAACAAGAACGTCATGCTAGACTGGTGGGAAGAAAACATGTTCGATGACGAAAGCTATGCATTCTCCGGGAATACATACCTCGGATTCATTGCAGGAGTTCCCGTAATGGCTACCATCAAGGATAATTTTGTTGAGCTTAAATGCATTCCGCAGCCATTCCGCAGTATGGATAAGCTTGACGATTTCGGAAATGCGGTAATCAGAAACATAACGGGAGACGACTGTCACCTTCTTACCGCAGTGATTTCGGAGCATAAGCAGTACATAGATGACGAGCGCGAGGAAGATATGAAACTTCTCGTAACATTCTCCATCTATAATGGAGAAGCTATAATTTCATTTCACTGGAATGTGCCGAAAGATTAGCCAAAAGGTCAGTCGTTAACAGCGGCTGACTCCTTATCATAACTAGATTTTGTTTAAATGGTTCAAGCCGGTCTGTCGTGAGACACGCCGGTTTTTTGTTCCCCAAGTTTAACCAAATTAAGTTTTTAGAATTATGAGCAGAAATTACTGGACATTAGGTAAGAAAGGTATGGAGAATCGTCTGACAAAGGTACAGGCAGCTTATGAGAATGCAGTGGAGAACGTTAGCGACTTGCATGTCAAAATCAGTGAGGGCAACAACAAGTTGGGAGCAATCCCATCTGTATCGCTTATCCCTGTAATGGATTGCGGTAACTGCGCAATCTGCGCGAAGAGCTGCTATGACCTCCGCAACGATATGATTTACAAAGAGGTTATCAAGACGAGAGCCATCAACTCAGCAATCTGCCATGAGAATCCCGAGCGATACTTCAAGGAGATTGATGACTACCTCAACTACCGCTATCCTAGAGCATTCAGATTCCATATCGGCGGTGACATCCAGAATAAATGGTATCTTGACAAGATGTGCGAGATTGCTCGCAAGCATAAGAATACCAAGTTCCTGGCGTTCACAAAGATGTTCGATGTGTGTAACGAGTACCTTGATGAGGGTAACGTAATCCCAGAGAACATGCACATCTTATTCAGCGGATGGCTTGGCCTCAAGATGGACAACCGTCACGGATTCCCGGAGGCACATCCTATCTTCGAGAGTGAGACATCAGCACCGGAAGGAACGTTGCTCTGTACCGGAAACTGCACAGAGTGCCTGAAGGAAGACAGATTATGTTGGTCCATCGGCAAGGGCCAGGCGGTAGGATTCCTTGCACACTAGCCAAAAGCCCTCTTCGGAGGGTACTATGTCTAACCATTTAAAATTTTGTGAATTATGGCAACAGCAAGAAGAGGAACAAGAATGCTCAAAGCTTCCGACATTATGAAGAGAAAGGGCATTGTCCAGAAACAGATGGATATGGACAAGTTCAACGAGGTTGTAGAGAATTTCTTTATGGCGCACGAGCCTAAGGATACGATTCTACTTACGCCTAAGAGATTCATCGAAATGAATAACCCGCCAGAGGGAGACTTCATAGACTATCTCGATGTCAGCGTGTGGAAGAAGAGAAGCGAAGACCCAAATGACCCGTTCGAATTCACCGACTTTCAGTACATGAAGAAGAACGGGATGCTCCGTCCTATCCTTATAGTGAACGAGCCTTTCATCGGCAATGCTGCCGGGTGGCTGAGAGATTTTTGCGGATTCACTGTGAAGAGCAGAACACGAAAGAAGAAGAAGGAATACATCGTGTCTCTGCCGGTGTAAAGCCGAACAAGGCGTGGAACATTATTGTTTCACGCTCCCAGTATTAACCAATAAAAATTAAAAATATGAATGATTTTTTAAAAATAGCAGAGGATTTAGGATGGAGTTATAATGTTGACGATACACCTAACGAAAGAGGTGAGGTTTGCGTCGAGTTAGAGAAGTATTCCCCACAAGACCAAGACTTCATCGCCACAATTTGGTTCGAGAATGGCAATAAGTCTGACTTCATGGATAAGTTGTATCAATATTATAGCGACTTCGATCCTGACGAGGAAGCCAGTAAATGGATTGGCGAGGATGGACATGGTGCTAACGGCGCGCCATACAAATTATCGGATATTTTGCAAGATATGGAGGATTGCAAGGATATGCTACTAGATTTATGGCACGAGTATTTTTACGATGAGTACCCAGAAAATCGTCCAAATGAGACCGACGAAGGGAAGCGACTCGCAGGAGAAATCGAGGAGAAATCCGGAAAGCATTACCACTCGTGCTCTCTACAGAATTATCCGAGCGGTAAGTACGGCGTTATCATTGATGGCTGCCAGAAGTTTCTATCGGAATGCAAGGAAGAGACATTAGCCTATATGAAAGGCGTGCTTACGGGCCTTGATATCGAAAGAAAAGACTAAGCCAAACAAGCCTGCCAGGAAACGGCGGGCATCAAGTTAAACCAAAATATTAAGATTATGAAGAGAAAAGTATTGAAAGACAAGATTGATGAGTTGCGTTCAACGGCAAAGATGGAACTTGCATGCACCATCCGTGAGATAATGCGAGTACGCGGAATCCTCAGCAAGGAACTTAAGAACCCGGTTAAGTGCAGCGACGGGCTTTTCGAAGCTGTCCTCATTGAAACTAACGGCAAGGATACTGCTATCCCGACTATCACGCTACATATGATGAGCTACAAAAGAGTGGTGAAGAGAGTATCCCCTATGGATTTTGAGATGGATTTCGAGTCGCTCGCCCGTATTGCTTACGAGCTAAACGATGAGCTCGAAAGTTAATTTAGCGTTAAAAACGGCAAAGACGATGGTTTATATTATAAACTTTTCGTATCTTTGCCACTAGTAACCAAAATTATAGAATTATGACAGAAGAAATAAGAATCAAGACAAGAGATTGGGAACGTCTGTTGACTCCTGTCCAGCAGGAGAAGTACAAGCTAGCTATCAAGCAGGGTTGGTTCGCAGACTATCACGGCAACGCATGGAGGCACAACACCTTCTACGGAGCTTATATCTGGAAATACCCGAAGTTCATCAAGGTCGTGAGAATGTTCGATGAGATGTTAGGTCACAAGCCCTTATGGGAAGATATCACCGACGACAACCTCCGTGACCTCTTCGAGAAAATCCAGGAGAACTATGCCCCTAACTCTGCAAAAACCGTATGCGCAACCATCAAGGCTGTGATACGTGAGAACGATGCTACCAGGGAAATTCCTAGTCCTACGTTCGGTAGGATACTCAGAGTGAAGGCAGTACCGGTGCAGTCTGTGTATCTCTCAGACGAAGAGATAAACAGAATCATCAAGTACAATCCGAAGGGGCAGACGAAGAGATACGTTCAGCGTATGTTCCTGATGGAGTGCCTCTGCGGTGCGCGTTACAGCGACTGCCAGAGAATAACTCCTGATAACATCGACGACACCGGGCACTTCCTCGTGTATGTTACTCAAAAGACAAAGACTGAGGTAAGGGTTCCACTTCACAAGAAGCTCCGTCCGTTCCTCGTATGCGGTACTGGTGACGAACCTCTTCCTGGAGAAATCAGCGAGATGACCTTTAATAGAACTCTTCGTGACATCTGCCGCGACTGCGGAATAGATACGAATACGAAGGTGTTCAAGGCAGGTAGAGAAGAGACCGGCAAGAAGTACCGCTTTATATCATCCCATACTGGCAGACGTTCGTTTGCTACGAATCTATCGAAGAAGGGTGTGCCGTTGGAGCAGATTGCAGTCATGATGGGACATACCAGCAATGGTAAGCCGAATATCCAGATGACACAGCGCTATATTGTAGGCAAGACAGAGATTGACAGTAATACGCTGAGGTTGTTCGGCGTCTACGACAAGGACGACGAGCCCGATGAGGACTAAGCCAAACTGGAGGTGGCCAATAGCCATCTCTTGCTATTATTAACTAATATGAGGAATAATGAAAAGAGAAGAAGAACGAGCATACAGAGAAAGACTCGAAAATATGAGCAGAGGTCAGCTGGTAGGAGAGAACGTTAAACTTAAAAAGCGACTCGATAAGCTCTCTGGCATCTGCGATGTAGAAGATACGTACAGAGCGATGATAGAGCAGGGACAGGCAGAGCGCAAGGCAGAAAAACTTGAAAAGGAAGTTTCTTGCGTATCCGAAATCATCAAGAAGGAGCTCATTAGAAGAAAGGTGCGCTTCGAACCTTGGTTTTCGGCAACCCAGCTCACAAATTTACTGATAGATAGTATTAACCAATAAATTATAGAATTATGTTAACAGGACTTACAGAGAATCAGATTGAGGAAGGAAAGAAGCAGTGTGAGGAGAAATTCAAGCATGAACTTCTTGGCGTTTGGAAAGATGCAGCAGAGTACAAGATCAAGACGTATGATGATTTTGTTTATCAGCTCAGAATGCTCAACGAACGTTATGTTGATGAGGTGGAAGACTTCGACGACTTTCCTTCAGACATTGTTTTGGAGTGCGAGTACGACAGCATAGAGAAGTTCAAAGAAAAGATGAGCTTACAGCTGTATGCCCTTGGTCACCTAGATTCCATCTACGGAATGAAGTGCGAGGTTCCGCTTGATACCGAAAAGCTTGCGATTCCATTCCAGGTTATCTTCGGCGAGAAATAGTTGTCAAATGCGGAAAATAAGATATTTCTAGTTAATCATACTAGATTTTGTTTAAATGAGTGTCCTCTCTTGCCCGTGAGGGTAGGAGGGGATTTTTTTAAACGGCCCCGATTAGCCAAAAATAGGGAGCTTCGGCTCCTGCAATTATTAACTTTAAAAAAATAAGAATTATGGCAAATTGGGCATCAACAAGCTACCGTATTGAAGGCAACCAGAAGGACCTTCAGGAGTTAAACAACCTTTGCAAGGCGTTTATGAACAAAGAGCGTACTGTAATGGAGGAAGGAGCGTCTGAGAACTGGGAAGGAAACATCATCTTGGCTCTTGGCGAGGAAATTGGTGACAGCTACATTCGTGGATTCATCCAGAATCTTGAGCTGTCAGATGGTCTCTTGAGCATCGAGGCAGAGGAGGCATGGGGAGCAACGGACTTCAATAAACTCCTCGAAAAACACTATGACGGCATGAAGGTGTACTTCATAGTGGAAGAGGAAATGTGTGAGGTCTATTCTACAAACGACGCAGAAGGCAAATACTTCAACTGTCGCTCTGTATTGACTTCGTATGTAGATGGAGAATATCACAGAGAAGAGTTTAAGAATAAAAATGAGGCTCTAAAGTATGCAGCAAAACTGCTCGGTCGTGATTCCGTCACGATACTTGAAGTTGGAAAGTGGAACATGGAGCACGAAGACAATAACGAATACATAAACATCAACGGGTTTGACCTCGTTGACTAACCAATTAAGCCCTACGCAACACGGTTAAGCGAATTTATATGAGTGAAAAGCTAGTAGTAAAGATTCTCATGATAGCCGGAAATATTGCCGCTGTCGTGTCTGCATTGGTTGTCCTCTACAATCTAGGCGCAGCAATATTTGACTCGGACCTCAAAGCTTATGCCGCAATAGATAGAATCCCAATCGGCATTGCTTCCTTTCTATCATCCGTCGTACTCATCGGTTTCGCGTATATCGTAAAACACGTGTGCGAAGCCAAGGATTAATTCATACAAATAGCCGCTTATCACTTAACAGATAGGCGGCTATTTTATTAAGATAACCACCCAAAAAGCAACGAAAATCACACTTTTTTCTTAAACTACGTTAATTGTAAATATTCTGTACTTTAATGAATATTGCAATCAGCTGTTTTTACTTCGCTTGAAACATTTAGCTATACCAGTATCTTTAAAACGTTTGTCCTCACTTTTTACTTTAATAAGTACGGTTTATGGTAAAAACAGAACTATTGCACGGAATAGAAAGATATTGTACTTTTGCAATGCAAGTGAAAGGTGTAGAGGCTGAGTAGTAAGCACGAAAGGATTCACAAACGCTATTCGGATTGGCAACCGTATGAGCGATTACATATGCCAAAATATAACTCCGATGGACTAACCTCTACCTCTGGTCCATTGGAGTTTTTAATTTTAAATGAGGTAATGAAAAATATCAGAATAGGAATTAAGCAGGCACAGATTGCACTGAGCGATAACAATCGTTTGGTGGCGTTTTGCTTTGCCCTTAAGATAAAGTTCCTGTTCCGTTCTTCAGACCTTCATTTTGGAACAACAAACCAGGCAGCGAATGCTCTTGGTTTCAATAAGAAAGATTTCAAGCGATACCTGGATTCAGCTATTGAGTTCGGTTATTGCCGTATAGATACGAACAAGTTCGGTGTGAGAAGAATCATAGCGAACAAGATTCACGAGAGTTACAATTATAGCTACAAGACAAGAAGAGGGGAAATAAGCAAACTCAGCCTACCGAACCTTAAGGGTCTTGTGCGCAAGGTTGTCGTGAGTAACAAGATTAATATTATCGAAGAAGTCATCAATACGCATGGTAGAGCTGTTAACGGGCACTCGATTAAAAGTGTACGCAACGCCCGAAAGATGGAAGCTCGTATGTTGAAGAAACCATTCGATGAGAAGTACACCGGAAGTTACTCAAACGCCAAGATGGCACAAGACATTAACGGTACGTTGTATCAGGCGAGAAAAGCCGTCAAGTCTCTCGTTAAGTCTGGAGCAGTACAAAAGATAATCCAATGCACGGAGGCGAACGTTGATGCGTGCTTGTGTACAAACAATCAGAGTTTCCGCGCAGCAGACGGAACGCTCATTGTCATCTCTGCAAAATACAGGAAAGGACAACTTAGATGCGCCAACAAATACAAGACTCTCAAGAGTCAGATTTCGAAGGCAAAAAGCGGTTCTGATCAGAAGAAAATCGAGAGAAAAATGATAATGGGTAAAAAGTAACATATAATAATAGTAGTGGCAGAGGGAGACTTCGAGGGGAGCGGACCTGAGCCTTTTCAAAAAGAATATTAATGTCATAAATTGTAGAGATTATGAAAAAAGATATTGTTAGAGATACTCCATCATTGGAGGAGTTTTGTGATTACATAGAGAGGAAGGGCTATGATATCGACCCGTTTTCTCTCTATAAAGAGTTCGAGACTAGAGACTGGACTACCTCAAAAGGTGTCCGTACTAAGTCGTGGACAGCATTGGTTGATGCTAGAAATAGTGTCGTGAGCCAGAGACGAAAGAACGACCAGGCGGTTCTCCTAGGTATTCCAAAGCAAAGAAAGCGGGAGAGTAAACAGAAATACCAAAGAAGGGTAGCTAATGCTAGGACAAAAGCTGTAAAAATGAACTACGACGAGTTCTTGCAGGATCCTCGCTGGTTTGCATTCAGACAGTTTGTTTTTGCTGTTCGTGGACACAAGTGTGAGGTTTGCGGTTCTACGGAACGATTGCAGGTTCACCACGTAGGCTACAAGAAAGGTTTGCTCCCATGGGAATATACCTGCAACGATGTTAAGGTGCTTTGCCGTAATTGTCACGCAAGAGTTCATGGTAAGTACGAAGTATAA